GATCTGGACATCACTCAGACGGCGAGCGTCGGCGAATGGCTCGACGTGGGGACGAGCAATCCGGTGCTCGCCCCCGGCGATTTCGTGGCGGGCAGCGTTCTAGCCAACATGCGGTTCGACGAGAGCGACGGCGACTTGACGGTGACTGACGACGTGTTCTCGGGCGGGTTGGTGTCGTCGGACCTGACCCCTACGCGCGTGCCTTTCGCGACGACGGGCGGGCGGCTGACGGATTCCGCGAGCATGACCTTCGACTCGGGCACGGGCACGCTGTCTGCGACGACCTTCTCGGGCGCGCACACGGGAACGTTCAGTGGGTCTAGCGTGACGGACTCCGGGCTGACCGCAACGCGCGTTACCTTTGCGGGGCTCGCGGGGTTGCTGACCGACGACGCGGGCCTTACCTACGACGCGGCGGGCGACGATCTGACCGTCGCAGACGACGTGTTCTCCGGGGGCGTCGTCTCGAGCGACCTGACGACCGGGCACGTGGTCTATGCGACAACGAGCGGGCGGCTCGCGACCGACGGTGGCACGGATGCGGGGCTCGAATACGACGACGTGAACGATCGGCTCACGGTCTCCGGGGCCACGGCTCGCGTGGGCGTGCGCGACGGGACCTATCTGCGCTCTTCGATCGACGCCAGTGGCGACCTCAAGCTCTACAACTCGATCGGATCGCAGGTCGTCTCTGCGGGCTCTACGGGAGAGGCGGTCTTCAACGACACTGCCGGAACGCGCGACTTCCGCGTCGAGTCCGACAACAACACCCACATGCTCTATGTGGACGGCACGAACGAGCGGGTCGGGATCAACGACTCTACGCCCGACGCCGTGCTCGACATTGGCGGCTCGGAGTCGTTGCAGTTCATCCCGGCGGGCGAGACGAACATGTTCGTCGTATCCGCGCCCGACGGCGGGCTCGTGCTCGACGCGGCCAGCAGCAAGGTCGAGCTGGACGGCACGTTCATCGTTTTCGAGGAGGCGGATGTAGAGGTCTCGCGATTCGACACGGCGGGTCGATTCAAGATCGGGACGACCGCCGTCGTGACGGACGCCGACTTCGGGCTGATGGGGGATGTCGGGGCCGCCGCCGCCGCGACCTACCAGTACTGGTGGAACGACACCACGACCGCCGCGACGCTCTCCGGACTTCGGGTTGGAATCGACGCGAGCGAGGCGGCGACGATCAACCACTACGAGGACACGAGCCTCAAGGTGTCGGTCGGCTCGACGCTGGTGGACTTCGCGACCTTCGACGTGAGCACGACGCCCGACGAGCTGCGGGTCAACGAGGACGGGGCTGACATCGATACGGTGATCGAAGGGGCGAACCGCAACATCGCCGTTTTCGACGCGAGCGTGAACACGATGGAAGTCGTGGGCATTCTATCTACGGAGCCGCAAGCCCTGACCATCGCGACTGACGCGGTGGCGATCACGTCGAGCTATATCGTGGTGGATACGGAAGGAGGGGCCGCGACCGACAACCTCGCGACTATCAGCGCGGGCGCGGGCGTGACGCTGCGAGCCGGGATGATCCTCACTGTCCGGCAGTCGAACGACGCGCGGGACGTGACGATCAAGGACGGCACGGGCAATATCCAGTGCGGGGCGGATCGCGTGTTCACCACGAACAACGGGAACATCCACCTGATCTACGACGGCACCGAATGGCTGATGCTGTCTTTCACGCTGACGAACTAGGGAGACATGAACATGATCGATCAGGACCGATTCGAGAAGGCCGCGACGTGGATCGCTGCGGTGGTTTTCTTCGCGCTCCTCGCGGGCATGGCGTTCGGGCAGCCCGCGCGCAAGGCCGCGACGGTGGGCGAGCGGATGCTGGCGCTCGGGCTGGCGAGCGTGAACGACGCGGGCGACGTGGTGGCCGTGCCGCGCGAGCAGGTCGTCGCGTGGATCGCCGATCTCGACGGCAACATCGCGGAACTCGAGGCGAAGGTGGCGAAGATGAGGGCGGCGCGGAACTGGGTCGCGGGCACGGTGCTCCCCGCCTATCCGACGCCGACCGCGACGCCCAGCCCGACCGCGACGCCGTAGCCGCTTTTCGTTTTGCCGCTTCTGCCGATCCTGATACCTTCACAGTGTCGGTCAGCTTGGAGGAAATCGGATGCCGCCGGATCGGAAGCGCGAACTGACGAACGAGATCATGAAGATCGCACTGGGCGCGGTCGCCGGGGCGATGCTGGCGGGGGCGACGCTGTATCCGACGGTGGCCCGGCACGAGATGTGCCTCCGAAACGTGGACGTGATGGCAATCTCCGTGGCGCGCATGGAGGTTCAGCTGGAAGAGATGAGCGCGAAGTTGGACGAGATGCACGCGCGCGAGATGCGCCGGATGGAAGGAAGGTAGGCACCATGGGACTCGGCGGACTGCGAAACGGACTCCCCCAGCACCCGGCGGACAAGCCCCTGCTCCCCGGCTCCTACCGCACCACGCTCGGCGGCGTGGGCGCGATCCTGTGCGGGCTCGGGGCGCTCGGGAAGTGCCTCAAGGACTTCCTCGACAGCGGCACGCTGAACATTGACGAGATCGGACTGGCGCTCGGGCTCGTCTCCGCCGGGTGGGTCGGTCTCACGGCGCGGGACAACAAGGTTTCGAGCGAGGACGTGAAGGCGAAATGAGCGCGCGAGCGATCCTCTCCTTCCTCGCGGGCGCTGCGTCGCTCGCCCTCGTGGCGCTCGGCATGGCGCTGTGGGCGGTGAGCCGATGATCTGCGACGAGGACATTCCGTTCCACCCGCCCGCGCGCAAGGCGTCGTCTTTGAGCGACGAGGAATGGCTCGCGATGGGCTGGCACGAGGACGACGGCGAGGGGCTGCCGCCCAAGCCGAATCTCCCTCCCTTCGATCCCGGATTCCCCGATCGCCCCAACCCGAAACGCGAGACTCATGACGGGCGCATGCCGCTCGACGAGATGGACTAATGGCGTCTCCGCGCGTGATCCCCGACTTCCCCGTCATGCCGAACTTCAAGGCGAGCGAGTTCGCGTGCAACTGCGGCGTCTGTCGCGGGGGGCACATGACGCTGCGTCTTCTCGTCTCGCTCGACGCGATCCGCCGCCGCTGGGGCAAGCCGCTCAAGGTCAACTCGGCCTTCCGCTGCCCCTACCAGAATCGCGCGGTGGGCGGCTCGAAGGATTCGCAGCACCTGACCGGCAACGCGGTGGACATTGCGGGTGAAGGTATCCACTCGCTCGAGTTTATCAAGGCGGCGATCTGGGCGGGGTTCGGTGGGATCGGCGTCGGGGAGAACTTCATCCATCTCGACGTGCGGGAAATTGCGGCACACGGCGAGCCCGTTGCGTGGACTCAGGTCAAGGGCAATCGGCACCCCGGAAGCGTGATGGTCGAGGTCGCGTGGGCGCAGATCGTGGCCGACGAAGATAATCCTTGACCGTATCGCATTCTTCCTTGGCGAATCTCGCCACCACTTGGTAGGATTCGCCAGTGGATGCGGGAGGCTTCTCATGATTCGCCGTTTTCGTCGGTTTCTCAGCTTCGCCGGGGTCTTTGCCGCGATCGCGATCCTGCCGACCGTGGCGGTGGGGCAGACGCCCACCCCGACGGAAAGCCCTTCGCCGTCTCCGAGCCCGACCGAATCTCCTTCGCCGTCTCCGTCGCCGAGCATGAGCCCGAGCCCTACGGCCAGCCCGACCGCGAGTCCGTCGCCTTCGCCTTCCCCGTCTCCGAGCCCGACGCAGTATTGGGCGCACGATCTTTCCAAGGCACCCGCCACGGGGTCGTTCGCACTCCGCTACGAGCCCGAGCAGGACAGCATCGGGGCCGCGTTCATCACGTCGCCGGGGATCGTCGAGATGCTGACGGTCCCCTTCGGGCTCGACGGATTCGGGCGCACGATCCAGTTCTACAAGCCTAACGCAGCCGTCAATCTCAATATCGTCGTGAGCGGGATCGGGCAGGGCGCGCGGCAAGTCGCGGATTCCGTGTCTATTCCTTCTGGTGCGACAACCGGAGAGACGGAAATCCCGTTCATCGCCGTCAACTCCATGACCTATCAGCAGCGGGGCGGCAGCGGCTTCGACCTCGTGACATGGGGGCATGGCAACTGGGCGTATTCCGGATTCTGGGACACGAACCCGAGTATCCCCACATCGGCGAACGTCATCAGCATCTGGGCGGACGGATCGAGCGTGACGACCGAAACGCTCGTGAACCGCGCGCAGGGGACGTTCCAGTTTCCGGACTATGCGTGGCCCGTCGAGGGCGACGACGTGCCCATCATCTACCAGTGGATGATCGTGGATTGATCCCATGCAGACCTACGACGGAAGCACCCAGCCTCGGCTCCCCACTCGCCCCGGAACTCCCGCTGCTTACGACAGCAGCCGGATGCCGCAGGCCCCGACTCTCTCGGGGCCGGGGCTTCCGGACTACGATCAGGCGCGCAATCGGGCGCGGGCGCTGAACACAAGTCTCTATACGAAGCAGGACATCCGGCGCGCGGGCGGACAGGCTCAGACGGCTGGGAACGCGGTCGCGCGCAACCAGATGGCCCAGTATCTCTCGCGGGGCGGGAGCATGGGAGGCGGCTCTGCGGCGCTCGTGGGCGGATCGCTCTATGGCGCGGCGGCCATGGCGGGGCTCGACGCTTCTCGCGGGATGGACCTCGAAGAGCGGCGCGGCAAGATGGAGGGCGAGTTCCGGCGCGAGGGAATCCTCAGCAGCATCGACGACGCCCAGTCGCGCGCGGCGATCGGGACGACGCAGATCAACCAGAATGCGGCGAACGCGAACCGCGACTTCGACTATCGGGCGTATGCCGATAATCGCGACATGGACCTTCGCGAGCGGTCGTTCTCCAGCGACGAGGCCGAACGTCGGCGTCGCGCGCAGCAGGATGACTGGCGGTTCAGCAACGAGCAGCGGTATGAGCCGTTCAACCCGGCGAACCCCTACAACCCGCAGAGCCCGATCAGTCCCTTCAACAACCGGACATTCTCGCAGCCGGACGTGAACAACTCGAGCAGCGCCTCGTGGTCCGCTCGCTACTCGCGCAATCCGTGGATGTACTAGGAGCCCCCGGCAATGGCCTACGTGCCCGAAGCGATGCGCCAGTTCTACGACGACACGCGTGCGGCGACCACGCGGGATCGCATTGCTCGCGGCGGTATGCCCCGACAGCTTGGCGGAGTTCAGCCCGACGCCTATCTCCGGCAGCCGTGGAACGATTTCTGGAACGACCCCGAGCGCGACTACCGCATGGCGGCCACGGGCGGTGCCGGCCCCAAGGGCGGCGCGGCCATGAGCACGCGGGATCGCATGGAGACGGTGGACGCGGCGCGCAACGTTCGGCGCGGGTATGACGCCTACCAGTCTCAGGAATACATGGCCCAGCGGCAGCGTCAGGCGGCGAATCAGGAACGCAACCGCGAGATCGCGATGATGCAGGGCGGTGGCGGCCCTCCTTCGTCCGCTGCGGGCTCCGGCGACTCCGGGCTGACCATGGGCGCGGATGGTGTGCTGTCGGGCGGTGGCGGGCCTGTGAGCCGCCGTCCCGCCGAAGGTCCGGTGAGCGGTGCGGCTCCGACCGGTGGGATCGCGAATGCCACGGGCGTCGTCGCTGGTTCGCCCATGCAGACGGCGGCCTATCAGGCGGGCCTGGCACAGGGACCGCCCAACAAGACCGCCAACTCCGGAAAGCGCATGTTCGCGGAAAAGGCGGCTGCGAACCCGACGCTCCAGAGCAAGGCGACCGCGCACGCCATGGCTCCGCCGCCGTCCCCGAATCCTCCGGTTCAGAGCGAGGCGTCCAAGCGGATGGGCGGATTCGCGTCCGATCGGATGATGCAGCCGCCGACCGGGAATGCCTACGACGACGCGGCGCGGGCTCGCGGCTACGATCCGGAGAACGACCTCGACGCGGCGATGCTTTCGGGCATGTCGCGGCAGATGGGCGATGTGCAGGGCGGAATCACGCTCAACGATGTGGACTTGCAGGAGATGCTGGCGATGGAGCGGCCCCGGCGCGAGCGTCCGCCCATGCTTGATCCGCGTGACTGGGCCGGGCCGGAGCCGATGAACGATCCGCGTGCGGAAGCCGAGTCTCTTGCGAAACTCTTCGGCGGGGCCGATCCCTACGACGCGACTGGATCGCGCGCGGAAGCCCGGCGGACGACCCCCGGCGCGATGGATCGCCAGCTGGCGGAACTCATGCGCGCGGAGCAGTCCGGCAACCCCTACCTCGAGGCGGCGGCGCGGGAGAATATCGAGCCCGTGCGTCGCGAGTCGGAAGCCGCTCAGGCCGTTCAGGCGGCGATCCTTCGCGAGCAGACGGGCGCGCCGTCGCCCTACGAAGAGGAACAGGCGCGGATCAGGAACGAGCAGTTCGCGACCGAGCAGGGCGGCCTGAACCGGCGCGCGGCGATGAATGCCGCGTCGGATATTTATTCGCGGGCTGCGAGCCTTCGCGCGGATGGATTCGACCGGGAAGCGGACGCGCTCGAGATGAAGGCCGATGCGATCTTGGCGTCGGACCGACCGGCTGCGGGCGATTCCGCCGGCGCGGCTCCGGGCGTGGATCAGGGAGGCGTGGGAAGTCCGGAAGAATGGGACGCAGAGGTCGAAGCTGCGGGCGGCGACCAGTTCGCAATCGAAGCGACGACGAGGCTTCTTGGCCCCCGTCCGGGTGGTTCGGCTGCGACCAATGCGCCTGTGACTCCCGAGCGTGCGGCTTCTTCTGCGGCTCCGTCGGCTGCGTCTCCCCCTGCGACATCGCAGCCGATGCCGATGTCGGCCATCGACGAATACATGGACTACGTAGTTCCTGGGACGCCGGAGCCTCCGCCTCCCGCGCCTACGCCTCGCAAGCGGTCTGCGGACCGGTCTCTCTCCAAGGCAGAGCGTCAGGCTGCGCTTCGCGCGGAAGCTCAGATGCGGTCCGATGAAGAGGAAGAGGCAACGCGAGGTCCGGAGCGCGCCGCAATGGCGAAGCGAATCCGAGAGCAGCGGGCGGCGAACCTTCCCTACGATCCCGCATCTACGATTCCGTGGTATGATCGGCTGGACGAAGCCCGGTGGCGCGAGGCTAGGTAGCCCATGCCCATTGATCCCGCTACGCGACGGCGCATTGCAATTCAGGCGGACGCCGCCCGGATGCGATCCGCTGCGTCTTCGACCGCTACGATGGAGTCCGAAGCGCCCGAGTCGCCCCCGCTCTTCGGCGGCGGATCGGTATGGGAGCACGCGGCGGAGATTCCGGGGGGCATTCTTCGTGGGTTCACGGGCGTGGGCGCGGCGATCCCCAAGGCGGCGGCCCTTGCGACGACTCAGAACCCGAACAAGGACCCGCGCCAGTCTGCGATGTATCGGGCCGGACAGGCGGCGGAAGACTGGGCGGCTGGCGTCACGGGCGACGCCAACCCGCGCGCGCGCTTCGGTGCGGCTCTGGGCGAAGGAATCGGATCGGTCGCGGCGATCATCCCGGCGGCGATTGGGGCGGCCTATGCTGCACCGGCGGTCGGCGTAGGAGCGGGCGCTGGCGCGGCTCTCACAGCGGCGGGACTCGGGGCGGCGAGCGGAGCGGCTAGCGCCTACGATGAAGCGCGCGCGATGGGCGCGGATGATACCAAGGCCCGTTACGCGGCGTCCCTGTCGGGCGGCCTGTCGGCAATCACGGAACCCCTCGGCGTGGGCGGCGGGCGCTTCGCGAAGGTGGCGCTCGGTGGCATTCCCAGCCGGATCGCCCGCGAGGTCGTGCGCGAGGGCGGCGAGGAAGCGATTCAGGAAGCGGTGCAGAGCGCGGGCGGCAACGTCATCGCTCGCGGACTCTACGATCCCGAGCGCCCGGTGACTCAGGGCGTGGGCGAATCGGCGTTGATCGGAGGACTCGTGGGCGGGGGCTTCGGCGGTGCCGGGTCCGCGCTCGGATCGCGGCGGAACGCCCGACAGGCTCCCCCCGCGCCCGTTCCTGCTCCGCAGCCGCCTCCCGGTCCCGAGCCCATTCCGACGAAGGACGGACAGGGACGACCGATTAGCGTCGCCGATCAGAATCGCATCCGCGAGACGCGCGAGGCCGCTCAGGCGGCTCAGCCGGACCTCGTGGGTGTCGGGCCTACCCCCGCGACTCCGGATCCCGTGTTGCCCGCGCAAGGGGCCGTCCCGACGACGAGCGCGCCTCCGGTTCCCGAGGCTCCCAAGGCCCCCGAGTCGCCGCTGGGGAAGCTGGGGCGCGTCATCCCGTTCGGCGACGAAGAACTGGCGCAGGTCAACGCCTCCCTCCGCTCGTGGGGAAAGGGCATGAAGGTGGACGTGAACCCGCGCGGGGAAGCGGTGCTGGAAACCCCGAGCGGCGTGCGGCTGCACATCGCGAAGCTCTCCGAGATTCCGCCCGAGGCGTTCCCCGGCGGCCCGGAGATGCTGGCGTCGGAGATCGCGAACAACCCCGGCCTCGGCTTTCAGGAAGGCCCCGTTCGCGGCGTGACGGCCTACCCCAAGGCGGCGAACTTCAAGTTCGTGACCGAGGACGGGCTCGAATTCGACTCCGACGGCGTGATCGCCATGTCGCAGACCTCGGACGCGAGCACGCTGCCCTTCGAAATGTTCCGCTGGGCGCGCCAGAATCTGCTCACGGGCGCGGAGCAGCGGCGGCTGGCGAAGGACTTCCCGACCGAAGAGGCCATGGCGAGCGCCTATGCCGGGATGGTCAACTCGCGCGAGGCGCACCCCTACCTGTGGCGCGTTCGCGAGTTCTTCGCTCGACTCATGGACTGGATCAACGGGCGTCCGGGCGGCGAGTCGCGGGCGATCATGCGCGACATTGCGAGCGGGAAGCTGTGGAACCGGCCCGGAACGGCGGTCGCAGCGGGTCCGCAGCCGCGCGTTCCGATCAGGCCGAGCGCTCCGGTTCAGGCGCCCTCGCGTCCGCAGCCTCCCCCGGTCGCTCCGCCTATCGTGGCCGAAGACCCGATCATCGCGGAAGCCGCGCGCATGTCGGAGACCGAGCGGGAAGAAGCTGACGAAGCTATTGCGGAGCTGATGCGTCAGGCGGACGAGGTCAGGAGCGCCAGCAAGCCTCCGGCGGCGACTCCCTACGAAGAGGCGGCAAGCGCGGTTCCCCCGGCTTCCCCGGTCTCCACGTCGATGACGACGAACGAGGTTCCGAAGGCCCCGCCGCGTCCGGCCAAGCGCGTGTCGAAGCTGGCCGCTCCTCCCGCGACTCCGGTTCCCCCGCCCAGCACGCCGCCCGCTTCTGTGAAGGGCGGAGAAACGTCTTGGTGGCGCGATGTCGTTGATGCGGGCGACCGAACTCTCGCGCTGCTCCAATCTGGCGACGAGGCTTCCGCCAAGCGTGCGTATGGCGAGGTCATGACCCTTCGGGAACGTCCGAAGCCTCCGGGCGTGGGAGCGGACTACGCCAGTATCGAGAAGGGACGCAAGATCTACGAAGCCATGCGTGCGATCGTCGGAGACCCTGATACTTGGGCGCTCGGTCCGGACATTACTCGCATCAACGACCGCATAGATGAAATCTACAGGCGGCTTCGGGACCTTCCCGTCTCTCGCGACGAAATCGCACGGTTTGCTGCGCGGGGCGGCAATCCCGAAGCGGCAGCGGCAGAGGCGGATGGTCTTCACGCTGAGCTGGAAAGGCTCAAGCAGGACAAAGCCGCTGCGCGTGCGGCGCTCGACGCCCCTGCTCCGCCGGTCGCGCCCGCCGGGGGTGCCGTGCCCGCGCGCGCAACTGTTGCACCGGATGCAACGGTTCAGGCAACCGCGCCCGCGAAGGGTCGGGGCGACGAAGCAATCCTGAACACGAAGATGCCGAAGGGGTGGGAAATCGGCACTGTCGAGATCAAGCGTAGGGAAGAAGACGGCAGTATTATCGGCAAGACCGTTAACGCCCGCGTCAACAAGGCCACGGGGCTGGCGATCAACGCCATGCCGTCTGACGTGACCGATGCTCTGACCTATAACGTGACGGACCCTGAAAGCGGGATGAGCGTTCTTTCCGCTCCGTCCGTGGGGAAGGCGCACGCGGGCGCGGAACTGATCGCGCCCTATCGAGAATTCTTCCGTGCCTACAACAAGCTACTGGCGGAGTCCGACGAGCCCACCAAGAAGTATCCGTGGGTTCGCGAATTCATGAGTGGATTCGTAGAACTGCGCCGCCAGTTCTCCCACTCGAATGTCACCGATGCGAAGCGGATTCCGATTCCCGCCGAGATGATCCGTGGTTACAAGGGTGCGGTGGAGTATCTTTCCTCCGCAGAACCTGCGATGCCCGCGCCCGCGAAGGCCGCTCCGAAGGCCACGGCCCCGACGATGCCCGCGCCCGCGAAGGCCGCTCCGAAGGCCACGGCCCCGACGATGCCCGCGCCCGCGAAGGCCGCTCCGAAGGCCACGGCCCCGACGATTCTGGGCGCAAAGAAGGGATCGGGTCGCACGTATAACGTGGTCGAATCTGCGTCTGGGAAGCAGCTCATTCGAGGCGTCACCGTAGATCAGGCTCGCAAGCTCGCAAGCGCGCTTGATCCCATCGCGCCGGACCTCATTGCGTTTGCAGAAACGCGGACTGGATGGGGCGCGGGCGGACGAGACGCATCTCGGGTCATGCAGGCCATTAGGGCCTTCCGTGACGACGTAATCTCCGGCAAGAGCCCGACCACGGACGCAATCGTTCAGGCGATGCAGCCTGTCCCCGAAACGGCCCCGCAGCCGACCAGCGCGGCTCCCTCCGCTGAATTCGCGTCCATTCAGGCCGACATCCGCAGGCGCAACGCAGCCGTCGCGGATGATGCGCGTCTCCAGTCTGCCCTTGCGGAATGGCGCTCGCGTCGCAGCAAGGCACAGGGGAGGAAACTGGACGGGCGGAAGCGCCCCCCCGCGAAGCTCGACGATTCGATTCTGCGGCCCATGGCGGAGTCCTACAACGCAGCGGCACCCGACGTGCGCCCGCTCATTCTCCGCGAGGCCGCCGATGTGGGGATCCGCACCGGAGACGTTCTCGAATTGGCGGAGATCATCGCAGCCGAAGAGCCGAAGACCGCGCCCACGAAGGCCGCCAAGCCGAAGAAGCCGAAGGCCACGCTATCCGAGAACATCGTCGCGCATCCCAAGCCCAAGGTCGCCATCAACACGCAGGATGCGTGGAAGACGCCGTATGACGAATTCTACCAGCGTGAGGTCGCGCGAGGGGTAGATAGCCGCACCATCCACGATGCGTGGCAGTCCGCAGTCTGGGATGCCTTCGACCGTGGCGAAACGATCTCTCCGGCGGTCGCAGCCGGCACCCACGTCAACCCCATCCGGCGGGCTGCTGGCGTCCCCGACTATGTGGGAATGAGCGATGCCGACAAGAAGGCCCTTGTCGATGCGGCGCGTAGGTCGTCGAAGCCCAACGTCACTGGTGTCTTCCAGCCCGCGAAGGAAGATGCCCGTGCGCCCGGCGGGCAGGGGAGCTTCGGGTTCCAGCCCGCGAAGGGCACGTATCAGGCCGTCACCGAAAGCCGCACCCGACGCACCGAAATCGATTCGTGGATCAAGGAGAACGTCGAGCCTCAGGGGATCGAGAACAAGCACGTCACCTTCCGCCGCGAGCAGGCGGCGTGGTCCATCGGAGAATACGAGGGGGACGATCAGAACCCCTTCAAGATCAATTCTGCGATCAACTCCATTCGCAGCTATGCGGGCGAGGTGGCAAAGACCATCGCTCCGCACGATTCCCAGATCCGGGAAGAGACGAAAGAAAGCATCTCCTCGGATATCGCCGATGCCTTCGACGTGGACATGACCGAGGTCCCCGCTGACGTTTACCATGGGTGGGGCGACGGCTATCTGGTCGCATACGCCGACTCGGAGCGCGGGCTGATTCACCTCGAGAACAAGACGGGACAGTTCACCGTTAAGGCGGTGCGTCCCGACGACCTTGGCCCCGAGCATGTGGTGTCTGCATCCAATACGCTCGGGGGCTCGATCGATCCCGACCGGCTCTTCGACGGGGACTCGGAAGAAGGACTCGCGTCCCGCGTCGTTGGCGAGGACCTGTCGGTGGACTACTTCCGCGCCATGAGTGAGTCGCCCGCGATCTTGGGCGTCATCATGCGGGAAACTGGAGCGCAGAATGCCTACTTCCAGCCGAAGCAGCGCCCGCAGCTTCACGATCGCAAGGAAGAGGGCGGGATCGAGAACGCGGAGAAGCGGACGCCGAAGCCGGACACCGTGACCATGGCGGGCGCGGCGCGCTTCGCCGCCGATGCTCCGGCGGTAGAGAAGATGCTGCTCGACGCGGCGGATTCGGGGCGAGTTCTGACGGACGAAGAGAACGTGGCCGCCGGGCTTCTCATGTCCGAGGTCTCGCGCGATGCGGCCTACGCGCCCATCGGCCCCGAGAAGATGGAGAAGACCGCGCGGGCGGTGACGTTGCAGCGCGCCTACGCCAAGGTCGGCTCCGAGGCCGGGCGGTCTCTCCGCTCGCGCAAGCTCGTCTATGCGAGCGAGGAAGACGCGCTGCGGGCGACGATCCTCGAATCGCTCTACGACATGACGAAGGCACAGGCCGCGCGCTTCGACAAGGCGGACGCCGCCGGGAAGAAGGAGATCATCGCGGAGGTCGCGACGAATGCGGACGCGATCCTCGCCGCCGCCGCGAAGAGCGGAATCGACGTGCTCGACGCGATGACGGGCAACGCCGCGAGCACGGAAGTGGACGCGTCTATCGACGGTCTGATCGAAGCGGGCGACGCTGCTATCCGCCGGTTCAACACGTCGTCGCGCGAGCATTTCAGCGCCCGGTCGGAATGGGGCAAGACCAAGGATCGGCTCAAGAAGCTGCGGGCGGAGATGAAGTCGCGCGCGGGCGAGAAGAAGCTGCCCAAGTCGTCGTGGTGGCGCTCCGAGCTGTCGTGGATCAAGGGCCAGCTCGCGAAGTTCCAGCCCGCGCTCGCGGAAGGGCTCGACGCGCGCTTCGTTCCCGCGCTCAAGGCGCTCGCCGATCCGAGCGGGCTCAACCCCGTCACGGTCAAGCGCGTGCAGAGGATCGCGGAAGCGGAGCGCGCGACGCCCGGCGACATGGCCCGCGAGTGGTGGGTCAACTCCATCCTCTCCGGCCCGCAGACGCAGATCGTGAACGTCGCGGGCAATGTGGGCGAACAGCTTTTCTCGGGCCTGACGCGCATCCCGGAGACGGTGCTGGCGGAGACGGCGCGGCTGCTCGGTATCAAGTCGGACGGCCCTGCCATCGGAGAGACCCGCGAGTTCTACCGCGCGATGCTGCCCGGCATTCAGATGGGGCTTCGCAATGGGCTGCGCTCGTGGCGGATCGAGGATGCGGTCCTCGCGAACGAATACAGCGTGGGGCGCGAGTCGCATCGTGCGCACGCGATCCCCGGTCGGCTCGGGACGGTCGTGCGGATGCCGGGGCGCGCAATGCTCGTGGCGGACGAGTTCTTCAAGGGCTTGGCGTTCCGCATGGCGATGGGCGCGGAAGCGTGGAAGATCGGGAAGAAGCAGGGGCTCAAGGGCGCGGCTCTCCGGTCGTTCGTCGAGAAGCAGTCGGTCAACCCGAGCGACGCCGTGGCCGACGCCGCGATGAAGTATGCGGAGCGCGTGACGTTCACGCAGGACCCCGGCAAGATCGCGCGCGCGGTGATGGATTTCCGCGAGAAGGTGCCGGGCGCTACCTACGTCATCCCCTTCGTGGGAACGCCGATGAACCTGCTTCGGACGGCGGTTCGGCGCACGCCCGCCGGGACGGCCAACCTCGCGGTCGGGCTCGCGCGCGAGATGGTCGCCCGCGCATCCAAGACGCCCGGCGGATACCGTTACGAGACCAAGTATCGCGACGCCGTGGAACAGTTCATCGCGTGGTCGGCGCTCGTGCTCGTGGCGGGCGCGATGGGCGACGAGGACGATCCGATCATCACGGGCTCCAAGCAGTTCGGCGTGGACAAGAAGGGCGAAATCGACCTCGCCTATCGGTCCGCCCCGCCGCAGAGCATCAAGATCGGCGGGAAGTGGTATTCCTACGCGCGGGCCGATCCCTTCGCGACGGCGCTCACGCTCATGGTGGACGGGCTCCGGGCTCAGGGGAAGACGAAGGACGCGAGCGAGGCCATGTCGCGGCTCATGCGCTCGACGCTGGGGATCGTGTCCAATGCCACGTTCTTGCAGGGCCTGTCCGACGTGCTCGAGATGGTCACTCAGGGCGGCGACGTGAAGCGGTGGGCGGAGAACTTCGCGGTCTCGTGGGTGCCGAACATCGTGCGCCAGCCCGCGCGCGCATTCGAGCCCAACATCCTCGAGAAGCGCGATCAGCCCTTCCGCGAGGTCGTGAAGCAGGGCGCGTTCCCGGCGGTTCGCGGCGCGCTCGTGCCCAAGGTGGACCTGTGGGGCCGCGATGTGGAATCGTCCTCGCTCGGTATGAACCCGGCGACCGACATTCCGTTCCGCATCCTGTCGCCCGTTCGGGTGCAGCCGGAGGCGAGCGGCGCGGCGCGCGAACTCGACCGCACGATCGTCCGCTACAACATGATGAACCCCGCATCGGCGTGGTATCCGACCGCGCCGCCGTCCAAGTTCTCCGACGGGCGCGGGGGCGAAATCGCGCTGTCTCCCACGGAATACCACGACTTCCTTCGCGACGCGGGCAAGGAGGCACTGCGGCGGCTGTCGAATCTCAAGCCGCTGCCGGACGACGCGCCCCCGCGCGCGTGGGAATCGCGCATCGCCGGGATCAAGCGAGCGCTGGATGATTCGCGGGCGGACGCGCGGAAGCGGATCGTGGCGAAGAAGCGGCGGGACGCTATTCCTTCGTCTCCCGAGAGAATGCGCGTTCCGCAGCCTTCACCATGACGGTCGCCCATCGGTCGGTCGTCAGGTTCTTCATCACATGTCCCTCCCGTCGGTGTCCATGAACCGCTTGGCGGACGCCTCGGCGAGTTCGCGGGATGCGTGGCCTTCGGAGCTGCCGGCGGTGACGCCCATAAGGACGCCCTCGGGAAGCGTGCGGCGGACGTGCCACTTCCAGCACGTCTGGCCGAATGCGTTCGAGTGCGACTCGACTTCCTGCGTCCATTCGCCCATGCGGGTCTCGATCCTCATCACTCTCGCTCCGTATGCCGGACTTCCAGCACTTCGATCTTGTAGGTGATCTCGAATTCGTGAACGCGCCCGTCGTGGCGAACCCGCAGAGTGCGGCCCATGTCCGGGCTGTCCCGCGCGTACTTCTCGGCGGCCTCGCAGAGATGATCCTTAAAGGGCACATCCCAGCCGTCGGACTCCTTCTTGCCCACGAACCAGCAGCGCGCGGTCTTGGTCTTGTCCTTCATCAGTCGCCTCCGTTCAGGCATTCGCGCTCGGCCTTCTCCCACCCCTGAATCCACGCATGACAGCGCGGCGAGCTTCTCGAGGGCGGCGTCGCGCTCGGCTTCGGCCTGTCGGATCAGGATGCTGCTCATTCTTCGATTCTCGTTTCTGTCGTCATGTCTTCGACGCGGCGGCGGGCCATGGCGGCGTATTCGGGGTTGATCTCGATCCCCACGGCGTCGCGGTCGAGATTGCGGGCGGCGAGCAGGGTGGTCCCGGCCCCGGCGAAGGGGTCGAGCACGGTGTCTCCGGCGGCGGAACCGGCGCGGATGCAGCGGTCGGGCAGCTCGATAGGGAAGGTGGCGAAGTGCGCGTCGGGGAACGGGCGAGGGGTGATAGACCAGACGGATCGGGCGTTCTTCGTCTCGCGTCCTGACTGCGGGGCGTCCAGACCCTTCCTCGTCCGGTGTCCGTCGAAGCCGCCTTCGGGGTGCGTGCTATGCCGGGGCGACTTCCCTCGGATCGTCTCGGGGTCCGTAGCGGGCTCCGCGATTGCATCCGCGTCGTAGAAGTAGCGCGGCCGCTTGGAGAGAAGGAAGACGTGCTCGTGTGCCTTGGTGCAGCGGTCGCGAACCGACTCCGGCATCGGGTTCGGCTTGTGCCAGATGATCTCCTGCCGCAGATACCAGCCGTCGGAACGGAGAGCGAAGGCCACCATCCACGGGATTCCCATGAGGTCCTTGTGCTTGAGCCCGATTCCCTTGGCGTTGCGCGTCGGGTTGAACCCATCATGCCGGTCGCGGTTGACGCGCTCGCCTCCCGCAGTCCGTCCGTTCTTCCCCCCGGCGAGCGTTTCGGCGGGTTGGTGCGTGCCGCCCCTTTCCGCCGCGTAGCTGTCCCCGAGGTTCAACCACAGCGTCCCGTCGTCCGCCAGCACGCGCCGAACCTCGCCGAAGACCGCGACGATCCGCGCCACGTATTCCTCCGGCGACGCCTCGAGCCCGATCTGCCCGCCCATCCCGTAGTCACGCAGCCCGTAGTAGGGCGGGGACGTGACGCACGTTCGCGCCAGCCCGTCGGGCAGCGTGCGGAGCCGGTCGAGAGCGTCGCCGACGAGGATGCGGATCATTCTTTCTCCTTTTCGTCCATCGTCATGGCCGCCGCGAACGCGAGACGGCAGATCGCATGGATCAGGTGCGGCTCCGAGCGGTCGCCGTCGAGCCACAGGTAGATGTGGGCGCGCGCGTGATCGACGTGCTCGGCGGCGCTGATCTTCCGCCAGTTCTGCTCGCCGGGGGTCGCGTCGTACTTCGCCGCGCCCTGCTCGAGGACCGCGAGGATCGCGAGCCAGACGGCGTGCGGGAACCGGCTGGGGTGGAAGGGGAGGCGCGACTGCTTGCCGCCGAGGGTGTTCGTCACGGTCTCGGATGCGGGTTCTTCTCCGCATGAAGCACGGCGGGAGTCACACCACGCGACGGCTTCTTCGCGGGTCGGGAACGGAAGCCCGGCCCCGCAATACCATCCGTCCGGGTCGTGCCCGTACCACACTTCGTCGCCCATGCGATACAGAGTCGAGCCGTCACGGCCCAACCACCATCCTTCCGGAACGCCCGGTCGGGGCTCGCCGGGCTTGGGTTCGTAGCTCATGCTCGGTCCTCGATTTCCTGCATCATGCGGGCCACGATCTGCGCGATGACTTCCTCTCTGGTCTTGATCGTGTTGCCGATTTCCTCCGGCGATACGGCGTAGTCCATCCTGACACCGTGCTTCTCACCGATCCGAACCTTCTCGAGCCGAATCTTCCAGACGTGGGTTGCGCTCACTTGCCGCCCTCCTTCCGGGCCTCGACGTGAGCGGCGGCGAGCGCGACCAGCGCCGCGATGGGGGTCGGGCCGAACACGCTGGCGCTGCCGTCGGTCGGCGTCGCGCACCAGCTGTCGGTCGGCATGATCGTGACGCCGAAGAGCACGCCAGCGCGCGCGAGCCCCCGCATCAGGATCGACTCCTGAATGGCCTCCCGCACGTCGGCCACTGGGCGGAATCGGCTATCGAGCCAGCTATCCTTGTAGATGGACAGGTAGCCTCCGCACTCGCGCTCGAATTTCCAGTAGTCGCCAGAGCTACCGCAGGGCACGCCCCCGCAGAGGCGTGCGATCGCTGCGCGGACTTCGGGCGTCGGGTCGGGAAGGTCGGTCATCGGGTATCTCCGTAGGGGATGAAGCGCGCGGCGGTCTCGGATGCGAGGTCTTCCCGGCGCACCATGTGGAGCATCCCGTCGCCGAATACGACCTCGATTCTGGCGAGGTAGGTCTGTGCGTCCGAGGGAATCCACACCACGGTCCCGCGCCCGAGGGAGGAGTGGACGACGCGCTCGCCGGGGAAGAACCGCGGATCGGGGGACTCGGCGACGGCGCGGCGTTCGGCGGGGGTCGGGGTTGTCATCGGCTGGCCTCCAGCGCACGCTCGGACCAGTCGTAGCGAGCCTCGGCCTTCCAGTCTCGCTCGGGCTCCTCCAGCGCGCGCTCGGCCTCGGCGAGTGCGGCGTCCCATTCCTTCATGCTCAGAAGGTCTTCCCTCATCGACATGGGCGCGCGGCCCTTGCGGTAGTGCGCTTCTACCAGCCGGGCGAGCGCCGCGCGCGCGGGGTCCTCGGGCGCTTCGGTGCCCGCCTTCGCCCGACCGATCATCCGTTCGGCGTCCGAGATCACGGTGGCATAGTCGTGGTCAGCGTCCATGTTTCAGCCCTTCCTCGGTCGTCCGCCAGCCCGAGAAGGCTTGCGGCGATAGATGTTGCGGACGTTGCCGTCGGCGTCAATCTCCTGCCGGATGTCGGCGCGCGACATGATTTCGCTGGCGTGCGTCGCCTCGCGAAGCCCGGACTCGAACGCCCGGTATTCCGGAGACTCGCGAAGGTGGGGGTTCAGCGGCTCGCGGCCCTCGGCCTTCGCCTCCCAGAATTCCCTAGCGCCGCTCTGGAAGTCGGTCGCGTCGGAATATGCGCACTGGCGCGCGCGGTCTGCGTCGAGGCACTTGGCGCAAGAGACGGAATTAGCGACGCGCGGGGCGCTGCGACACCGGCGGCAGAGCCCGGCCTCGTCGGCCCACTGGCGCGCCACGGCGGCCTTCTCGCGGCGAACTTCGAGGGATGACGGCATCTACTTCTCCTCCTTTGCGATTGCGGCGTCGAGCGCATCGCGAATCTCGATCATGCGGGCGACCATAGCCGCCTTGGCTTCCTTGCGCGTGCGGAATCCGCCCTTATGGGTGAAGACGCGACCTTCGCTCGAAATGGTTCCCCACCACCAGCCGGTAGAATGCTGCTTCTCGGTTTCCATCTTGACGATCATTCGCTCGCTCCTTCCTGAGGGCCGAACACGGCCCGGATGATTTGCTTGGTGGTCTCGGGTCCGACCCCGGCGACCTTGTGCCCCGCCGCGAGGGACTGGGCGACTTCCAGTAGCGAACCGAACCCCTCGGCGACGATGGACCGTGCGCGGTCCTCGCCCACGCCGGGAATCTGGCAGAGCACGCGCACGAGAACGCGCTGATGCGGCGTCAGGCCCGCGTCGAGGTCGGGGTGGAGGATCAGCGGCTGGCGGATCGCGAGCTGCGACTTGTGGGACGCCCACGGGCGCGTCCACCAGCGGATCATCGCCTCGAGGCGTGCGAGAAGGTCGTCGTGGTCGGGGTAGTAGCGGGCCTCGTGGCCGGTGACGGCGTGGAAGGAGAGACAGGCGGATTCCAGAGACTGGCGCGTCCACCCGCTGCGGGGATCGGGCTCTCCCGCGATCAGGAGCCCGAGCACGTCGTATTCGCGGAGCATCCGCGAAAGCTGGCCGCCGTCTCCCCAGAATCGCCCGCTGGCGACCGAAGAAGCCCAGTCCGAAATCGTGCGCTTGAGCTCGACGCCGCAGCGGAGCGGGCCGTCGGGGCCGTTGCCGGTCCATGCCACGTCGGCGGAGTCGATCCGCGCCAGCCGCACGTCGGCCAGAGGGAAGCGCGCAATCAGGATCGGGAGCAGGTCCGCAGATCCCTCGCGGTCGTCGATCAGGATCGTGGTGGTGGGCGTCTTCATATTGTGTGAATCTCCCCCTCCGAGCGGACCGGGAAAGGAGCGCGCCGCAGACCCGACCAAGGGCGACGCACGCTCGGACTTTCCCGGCCCACCCCGAGGGGGAGCCTCGGGGTCTGACGCGCGAGTCGCGGCACTGGCAACAACTCGCGGTCGGAAATCTACACGGCGCATCCGCCGCCCTTGCCGCCCTTCTTCTTCGCCTTCACGGTGCATCACCCCCTTCTTCGTCGGTCTTGAGCGCCCACTTGGGGACGCTGATCGTCTGCATCTCGAGCGACCCGGCGGACCGGGCGACGCCATCGGCGCGGCACCGCGCGATTTCCGCCAGACCCTTGCGCACCAGCCGCGCGCCAGCCGCCACGCTCGCCTCGTCATGCTCGTAAACGAACGTCTCGTAGCCGCTCGCCTCGGAGTTGCCGACGACGATATACACCGTGCGGATCGGCACCGGCTCCGTCTCGCCCTGCCCGCGAAGGAACGCGGCGATCGCGTCGTGGTAGTGGGCGTCCTGCACGTGGTAGCCGTAGGAGGCGATGGACCGGGCAAACCCGGCGGGGTGCGGCTCCCGAGACGTCTTGAGGCTGACGTTGATCGGGTAGCCGTCCTCGGTCGATCCGAGCCCGTCGAGCATCGCCTTGCACGCCAGCCCGGTCGCGGCGTCCGTCCACCGGATCGGGAACTGCGTGCGCCCCTCGCAGGAGAGCAGGATGCGCGCGGCGACGGGATGGGAGAGAACGCTGGCGCGCATCCGCATCGCGGCCTCGTATTCGTCCGGCCTGAGCACGGTCTCCAGCGGGTGGTTCGCCATGAACTCGTCGCGGATCGCCTTTCCGGCCTTGGTCCGCGCGTCCCACTCGGGCGCCACGACGAAGCGCCGGTCGAACTCGTTCGGCGACAGGATCGCCACGTCCGCCGCGCTACCGAGCCGGAGCGAAGCGGAGTCCGCCGTCGCGCGCCCGCTCGCCCAGTATCCCGGCGATCCCCACGGGGGGAGGATGGACTTGATCTCGCCGCTGCGGACGTGGTTGCGGTCGGCGTGGTATTCGGCTTCGGTGATCGGCCAGTGCGCGCCGATTCCGGGGGGGAGGTTGGTCACTTGCTCGCCTCCTTCCTGATGCGCCGGATCGCGCGCTCCGCAGCGCGCTTCGAGGTGTAGGCGTGGGCGCATCCTCGGCGCGAGCTCTCGTGGATGCGGTTACCGTCGCGCCAGACAGCCCACTCCCAGTTGCACCCGCTCCCGCTGACCATCGCGCCCAGATCGTCATCCTGCGCGCGGTAGTAGCGTTCCGCCGTCAGCCGCCAGTTCAGGGCGAGGCTCATGCGGCACCTCCCCGCATGGCACATTCGACGACCGGTCCGAAGTCCACCTTGGTCTCGGGGTGGCGGACCCAGCCGTCAGCGTTCATCCCGTAGAAGGCGTTCGCCAGAGCTTCGCGCCCTTCGAGGTTGTCGCTCGCCATGCCGAACCGGCGCGCCTGCGCATCCGACCACGGCTCGAAGACGGGCGAAAACTCCATGTCGCCAGCCTTCTGGCCGTCGTGCCACTCGCCCCACACGGCATCGAGCGCCGCCTTGACCGCGCCCGGCTCGAGGTCCGTGTGTTCGCCCTCCGCGTTGATGAAGACGGCGGCGACCATCCACCGCGTCCACGGCTCCCACTGGTCGGGGTGCGGGCACGGATCGCAGAGGCGCACGCGGAGCCGCGCCATGATCTCGGCGCGAGTCGGAAGGTTCGGGTCCACGGTCGGGGGCGGAGCGGGGTCCGCGTAGTCCGCCTCGTGGTCGGCCACGCCCGGCGGAAGCGGCGCGATCCCGGCGGCGGGGATCGTCGGCGCGGCGGTCGGGCGGATTCGCGCCATGGGTCCGGGGCCAGCGGGCGCGGGCTTCGCCACGACCTCCGCTTCCACGTCGAGAGGAGTGTCCATCTCCTCCCGAGCGTAGAAGCCCGCGAGGATGTCCGCGAAGCAGTCGCGAAGGGCGAACGCACGGGCGCGCGCCTTCAGCATCCGCTTCGGGAACTGCTTCCACGGCCCGGACTTGCCCCAGATCCCGGCGAGCTTGGCGTCCTCGACGGAGAACTCTCCCTGCACGATCGGGCAGCCGACGCGGGCGACCTCGCAGATCGCCGTCATCGCGTCGCCGGCACCTTCGACATACTCGCGGAATCGGGTCCCATCCCACTGCGGCGAGCGCTGGCAAAGCGCCAGCATCGTGTCGCCCCACAGCGTCGGGCGACCGTTCACGACATAGATCGCCTGAATCGCGCTCATGATGTCGAGCCCGAGCTTCGCGCCGTGCCACGCGGCCACGGTCAGCTTTTCGGGCGTGTTGAGCGTGCTCGGGGCCATGCCGCTCTTGTGGATCGTCGCGAGCATCCGGCCCATGTCGGTCAGGATCAGCTCGTTCCCCTGCCGCATCAGCGCGGGGGGGTCGGTGTAGATGGTCGCGATCTCGCGCGACTCGTTCGGGGTGGTCATTTGGTCGGGTCCTTTGCTTGTGTGTTGCTACATCAGAACGGGAGCGAGTCGTCCATCTTCTTCGTCGCGGCGGCGGTCGGCGCGGTCGTCGAGGCCGGCATCGGGGGCTCCTTATGCGGCGGCACGATGCCGTTGATGTTCACGGCCTCGAGGTCGGTGTAGGACTTCCCGTTGTACTCCCGCCCCTTGAAGCGCACGTTCACGATGACAGCGCTGCCGACGAGGTTCGCGCAGCTCCCACGCTTTCCTTCCTTGCCGAGATAGTGCGTCGCCTGAACGAGCGCGCTCCCCTCGACGTTCTTCCCCTGCTCGGGGTCCCACGTGCCCTGCGGGATGCGAATATTGAGCTTCTGAATCTGCCCCTGCTGGCCGACGGTCTCGATGCTCTCGAGCACGCCCGTAAACGCTCCGAAGTTCATCCCTTGTTCTCCTTGTTCGTCTTCATGATCGTGGCTCCCCGCCCGCTGCCCAAAAGGACGGCGTGTCCGGCGTAGGAGATGTTGCGAATCGCGTCGTGGGCGTAGGTGGTCTTACAGCCGGTCTCGTCCATGATCCGCTGCGCGAGGTATTCGACCGTAACGGGCTCGTCGGTCTCGCCGATGATGCGCCGCGCCGCCTCGAATGCTGCGGTGTACTTCGTGCCGCGAGGAGCGGGGGAGGTGCTCGGCGGCTTCATGAGATCGTAGATGGTCATCCGCGCCAGCTCGATGTCTTCTTGGTATCCGGCGATGTCGCGCCGGGCAGACTCGATGCGCTTCATACTGCGATCGATGTGCTGCTCCATGGCTTGGATGATGTATTCGGGGCTGGACGTGGTTTCCATGCTCAGGCGGTCTCCATCCGCTTCTCGATTTCGTCGATCTGCTGCTGCGCTCGCGCGATGTCGTCCTTGTACTGCGCCACGTCGCGCCGGGCAGCCGCGAGCCGCATCTTGTCGTGTTCGAGTCGCTTCTTGAAGTAGCGAAGGCGTTCCTCGTCGCTGTCCATGGCTACCCTCCCCAGACCGCGAGCGCGGCCAGCATCGCGAGGAAGACGGCGATCCCGGCCAGCGTGCGCCAGTCGGCGCGGTCGCGGGGAACCATGTAGCTCTCGTACTGCCCGCGAGCGTTGATGCGCTCGACGAGGATCCAGCGCGGCGCGGCGTGGAACTTGGTCGTCGGGATCATGCGTCCCATGGTCGTGTCTCCTTGTTTCGATCTAGTGGACGAGGCCAGCGGCATCCGCGCCCCCGAGTGGACGGACCGATTTCCCGATCCGCCCGCCCGGAGGGACGGGCCAGCCCGCCCGTCGGTCTCCGGTGCCGCCACAGTTCCCAGCCGTGGCGGCGCGCAAACCCGCAATTTCGCCCCTTCGAGCATTCGATAGATGCGTCGGGCTCTATGGCCCTCGGCTTGGGGTGAACAACCCCACCGCGATCCATGGTGACAGGGGCCAGCGTCGCCCGAGTAACCCGAGGACACGCGCTGTCACGCGCGCCAGCCTCACCATGGATCGCGGAAGGGGCCGGGACTCGCGCCCCGGCATTGTCAGCCCTTCAGAATATCCTCGATCTTCACTCCCAGAGCCTCGGCCAGCCGCGCCGCCGTGTCCGGGTTTACCCTATACCCATCCCGAATCCGGTTCAGCGTGCGCGACAGGGAGGTTTCGTCCGAGCCTAGTGCGCCAGTGTGCTTGTTCCGCATGCGCTTCGCGAGCGCCCGGTTGGTCAGCCCGAGCCGCGTGATGATCGCGTCCACGCGCCGGGCCGATACCGCGACGATCCCGCGAGTCTTGTTCGGCATCTGCTTCCTTTCGCGCGTTTCCCGCCGCGCCCCGGCTTCCGTTCCTACGCGGTCGCGAGCGAGCGATAAGCCGCCTGACTGGTGTGATTGCGCTCCGGATCGGTTGCGAGGTCGTAGGCGGCTTCGTCTGCGAGCGCTGCGTTGCACGCCTGATTGTAGGCGATCAGCGCGGAGTCGTAGGCGTCGCGCGCTGCCTTCGTGGCCAGCCACGCATCGTGGCGAACGTTGGCCGACTGAGCCTTGTTCGCGGCGAGAGTCGAAAGAAGATCGTTCATTGGTCGGGTCTTTCCGGGCGGCCTTGGCTCGCCCTGTCATGCTGTTATTTGTAGTGCATTCTTCTGGCGCGTGTCAACCGGTTTTTTTTGCCCGGTCGTCGATTGTTTCGCTTGCTCAGACGGCGAGAAGCGCCAGCGCGGCGTGGTGCTTGTCGCGGCGGGCCGCTTCGAGCGAAGCGCGGGCCGCGAGATACTCCCGCGAGTAGTTCCCATCTTCGTCGTGCATCTTCCCCTCGCGCCGAATCCGGGCGATCTCGAACGCCCAGAAATCGACTTCGCGCGCGGCGTCATAGTAGCTCATTGGTCGGGTCCTTGTGGTCTGGTCTCGTCGTCGGGCGACGGCGAAGGGGCCGGGTCGCGGCCCTATCGTCGGCGTCAGGCGGTCAGACCGCGAATCCGGCGCGGTGCCAACGGCGGGTGCGGTCGTCCTCGTCGTCGCGTCCGTCCGCATCCGCGAGCGCGAGAAGGGAGCGATACTCGTTGAGCACGTCGTCCGGGGGCAGCGTGTCGCGATACTGGCGATTCTGGCGCTCAAGTTCGATCAGGCGGCGGCGGGCGGCGGAAGGCGTCATTGGTCGGGTCTCGTTTCCTTGGTCGGGTCTCGGGGTCGTCGCCCCGTGCCAAAGTATGCAGCACGCACCATGCCAACACTTGCCAACACTTGTTGCCATGATCGGCGATATTCGTGCCAGGCCAACGGCGTTAAAAAATGGGTAACGGGTAGCCGCTTGCACGTCGCCAGTGGGTAGCGGATTACCCATTGGGCCGGATTCGCATCCAAAAATCGTGGCTTGACTTTCGGAAAAGAACCCTTATGCTGTCCACCCATGGAAACGAACCCGAACCCCAAATACCTCACCACGTCCGAAGTCGCGCGCCTCCTGCGCGTCACCCCAACCATGGTCCGCATCTGGGTCAGGTGCGGCATGCTCAACAAGATCGTGCGCGGCGCGTTCTTGGAGTCCGACGTGCTCGCCTTCATCGCCAAGCACCGCGCCGATTCCGAGTCCAAGGCCAAGCCCGGCCCCAAGCCGAGGGACGCATGATCCACCACGGCGAATGCCTCGAGACCATGCGGGGGATGGCGGACGCGAGCGTGGATGCGGTCGTGACGGACCCCCCGTTCTTCAACGTGGTCTCCGCCGATTGGGATCGCCAGTGGGCGTCGCGCGCGAAGTTCCTCGCGTGGTTCGGCGAACTGGTGACGGAATGGCATCGGCTGATCCGACCGAACGGGAGCCTCTACGTCTTCGCCTACCCGCGCATGGCGGCGGCGGTCGAGACCGTCATCGGCGAGAAGTTCAACGTGCTCAATCAGATCGTCTGGCGCAAGACCGGGCATGCAGGCAAGCGAAACAAGACGACGAACCAGCGTGCATTCTGGCCGGCGACCGAGCGCATCGTGTTCGCGGAACACTTCGGCGGCGACAACATGGCGCGCGGGCTCTCGACCTACGCCGCGAAGTGCGACGAGGCTCGCGCGTTCGTTTTCGAGCCGTTGCGCGCCTACCTCGTCGGGGAGATGGAGCGGGCCGGATGGGACAAGGGCAAGGTCAACGCCGCTTGGCGAGCGGAGCGCGGGGGCAACGGCGGCATGGCCGGCCACTGGTTCAGCCGCTCGCAGTGGGAACTGCCGACGGCGAAGAATTACGAATGGCTTCGCGGGCTCTTCAACGGTGACGGGGCCGACCACCTTCGGCGGGAGTACGAGGACCTTCGGCGGGAGTACGAGGACCTTCGGCGGGAGTACGAGGACCTTCGGCGGGAGTACGAATCGCTCCGCAGGCCGTTCGCCGTCTCTCGCGCGGTTCAGTGGGAAGACGTTTGGGAATTCGCGCCGGTCCAACGCTATCCCGGCAAGCACACCTGCGAGAAGCCCGACGCGCTCATGCGGCACATCGTCGCGTCGTCCACTCGACCGGGCGCGCTGATACTCGACCCCTTCGCCGGATCGGGCGCGACCGGAGTCGCCGCGCTGTCCCTCGGGCGCCGCTTCGTCGGAATCGAGAAGGACGCACACTGGCACGGCGTCGCGTCCGAACGATGCGCCGCCGTCGAGCCCGAACCGGCGAACCATTCGGAACCGCCGAAGAGTTCGCGCCGCCCCCGAGCGCGCATCGCCGCGCCCGACATGTTCGCGACCGGAGGACTGGAATGAGCGTCAAAGACGTGCTCGACGCGGCGCATACGGTGAACGCGCCGACCAAGCCGCCCACGACCACCAATCTGGAAGTCGAGCGCGGAACCATCGGCGGACTCCTCGCCGCGCCCGAATACTGGCACGCGGTCCGCCGCGCCCTCGGCCCCGCCGTGTCCGACAACCATTCCCACGCGATGGTTGACGGTCGCCCGCGCAAGCCTGCAACGCGAACCCCGATCTTCTCCTCCCCCGCCAATCAGACGATCTTCGAGGCGCTGCGCGACCTCGCCGACGCGGGCCATTCGCCCGACGAGCTGACCCTTTCCGCCGAACTCGAACGGCTCGGACGCCTCGAAGCTGCCGGCGGATCGCTCTACATCCTGTCCCTGCCCGAGGAAATCCTCGTTCCGCGCTACGTCGTCGAATACGCGGCGATCCTCGCGCGGCTCTGGCACAAGCGCGAAACCGCGCGGCTCATGACTGCCGCCGTCCAGGCCGTATTCGCATCCGACGATCCCTCGCGCGCGCTGCGCGTCCATCTCGACGGGCTTTCCTCCCTGACCATCGGCGACGAGCCGCCCCAAACGATCGGGCTGGCCGTCGCCGCTCGCCGCGAGGAGCTGCGCGCCGGTCCCGCCCCCGCGATCCAGACCGGCTGGCCTAGCATCGACAAGGCGACGGGGGGAATCCGCCCCGGCCAGATTTGGACGTTCGGCGCGCGCTCCGGCGTCGGCAAGTCCATCGCCCTCCTTCACGTCGCGTTGCGGCTCGCGACCTCGGGCTATCGCGGGCTCTACATGTCGCTGGAAATGTCGCCCGGAGAGCTGGCCGACCGCGCAATCGCGAACGTGGCTGGAGCACCCCTCGACCGGCTGCGCGATCCTCGCGGCGACGTGGACACGCTCGAACGCATCGACCGCGCGGCGAACATCCTCGCCCGAACCCCGCTCGCCCTCATGAGCGCCGAATCCTCCATCGAAGCCCTCGTTGCGCGCGTTCGCGACGAGCATCGCCGCGCCCCCCTCGCTTTCGTCGTCGTCGATTACGTTCAGCTTCTGACCTGCGAGGCTCGCACCGCGAACCGCGTTGATGCGCTGTCCAACGTCACGCGCGGCCTGAAGATTCTGGCGATGACGACCGGGCTGCCGATCCTCACTGCCGCGCAGCTCAACCGCGAGGGAGTCAAGGCTGGCGCACCCCCCGACCTCACCAATTTCCGCGAGTCCGGCTCTATCGAGCAGGATACGGACGTGGCGATCTTCCTCCACGAACCCCCCCTGGAAGGTGCCGCTCCGGCCGATCCCGCGACCATCGGAATGCGCGTCGCCAAGAGCCGCAGCGGCCACGCTACGGGCTGGCTTTCCTACTGGCGGCATGGCTCCCTCTCGCGCCTCAATGAAGCGGTCAACCCGACCGACGGCGGGCCTGTCCCGTTCGTCGCCGATCCCCCCAAGGCCACCAAGGCGCGCTAAAAGCATTGCCGAATCTGTGTCCTTGGCGCATACAGTGTTCCGCACACTATCCGACACGGTGTCACACACCGTGCGGCAAAATCAGCCCCGGAGAGAAGAACATGGCCGCCAAGTACCGCAAGGTTGACCCCCGCATCTGGTCCGACGAGCGCTTCGCGGCCTTGTCCACCAACGGAAAGCTCGCCGTGCTCTACGTCCTCACCTGCCCCGAGATGAACCGGATCGGGCTCTTCCGTCTGTCCGTCGCGACGGTCGCCGAAGCCATCTCCTCGGGCGATTCCAACTCGAAAAATTCTCTTTCTAGCGCAAAGCTGCGCAAGATTCGCGTCGAAATCGAACGCGCTTTTTTCGAGTTGGGCTGGGAGCTTGACACCAAGCTCCGCCTGATCTATCTGCCCAACTGGTGGCGCTACAACCTTCCCGATAACCCCGACGCCATGAAGGGAGCGCTTCGCGACCTCGAAGACATCCCCCGCTGCGCGCTGCGGACCGCCTTCGAGACCAATACCAAGCACCTCGGGAAGGGGTCCAAGGCCGTTCTTCTCGCGGTAACCGGACGCTGCGAATCGGACTGTCATGCTCCGGAACACGGTGTGGGCAGTGGTGGGGGAGGAAGTGTCTCGCACGGTGAGGCACACAAGGGGGGACATCAGAAGCAGGAGCAGAAGCAGGAGCAGGATGGGGCACTAGCCCCATACTGCGAAGAGGCGCGCGCGGGGGGTCAGCCCCGCTTCGCCGAAGTCAAAGAGGAATGCAAAGTCAAAGAGGATGACAAGGCGGCCAAGGCCTGGCCGCCGGTTCCGCCCCCCGTCGAGGAATTCGTCCCTCGCCTCGACCCGAACTCGCCCATCGCGAAAGCAATGCGAAATCCCGAATCCAGCGAAGCTATCGCGCTTCGGGCCGCTGGCGTCATCCCCTAGCAGCCCCGGGAAGGGGCCATATCCTCGCGCTGCGGGACTTTCGCCCCCATACTCGCGTCAATAGGCACCCCCCTACTAAAAAACGCCGCTACGGTCAAATGCCGCCCAAGGACTTGACATGGCGGAAAAGAGAACGCCCCGGACAGCCGTTTCAGGCCGCCGGGGCGTTGTTCAGTCCGTCGTGAGGCGGTTCAGACTCCCAGCCGCGAGCGAATCGCGGTCTCGTGGCCGGGAAGCGCCAGCCGCCAGCCGTTCGGACTCGTCTCGAACGCACGGCCATCGCCGTCGATTCCGACGCATCGCGTGTAGCCGCGAAGGCCGGGGACGACTCCCAGCCTCGCGTAGCGGACGAGATACACATCTTCGCGGGTGTGCGAAGGGACGCCGGGGAAGGAGGCGGCGACCTTGCGGGTTCCGTTCTCGAAGAGCGTGCCGTCTTCGGCGACGCCGATGCAGTTTGCGGGGGAAGTCATGGCTTTGCTCCGTTGGTCGGGTCGGGGGTGATCCGGAAGCCTCTGGGCCGCCGGGGCGCTTCGGTCGGGTTGTCCTACGCCATGAGTAGGACGGCGTAGCTGATCGTCTTCAATGCATCGCGCATTTCGGCCTCGCTCATCGTGTCGATGGTGGCGCTGATGCGGATGCGCGTCTCACGGCGGCGCTTCACACGATCCGCCGGGGTGTCATCGTCGAGGCACATCGCGCGACATTCCGCGAGCTGCTCGATGATCTCGTCGGCGGTGGTGAACTCGGGGAGCTGTTCGGCGCTGCTGGTGATCGTGGCGTTCATGGTTCGTTCTCCGTCGGTCGGGTCTCATTCGGCGGCGGGGCCGCTCCGAAGGCCCCTCACTCTCGCGAGGGGCTATCGGAGGGGTCTCGCACCCTACGCGCGGGGGAACGGGTTGAACGTGCCGGTTTCGGCCCTACGAAGGACCGCACGGAGCACGCCGGATTCGGCCACTCCGCCGCGCGCCGATTCGATCTTGCCCGTGATGCGTCCGTTGACGACGTGCGCGAGCTCAAGGCTCTGGTAGCGAGTCGGCCCCGCGTTGAGATAGCGGGCGTGCTGGATGTACCGGGCGCTTGCGAGGAGGATGCGGAACTTGCTCATTGGTCGGGTCTCCGGTCGGTTTGGATTTGGTCTCGTCAGCGGGCGCCTTACGCCCGGACGCCCCGAAGGGCGTTTCGACCTGCTACGCCTCGCGACGGACGCTCGCCCCGGCGATGAGCACGTCGTTGCAGTCGGCGATGTCCCGCTCGGCTTCCGCGATGTCGGCCCGAAGCCCCTCAATCGCGGTGTAGCACGCATCCTGCTCGGCGTTGTCGTCCTGGTCGATTCCTGCGGCGACGCGCTGATTCGCGCGCTCAAGGCGCGCCGTCCACTTCGCGAGCAGGTCGCTCGCGTCGCAGTGGCGCTCCATCGCGTCGGCCTTGAGCCCGTAGGCATCATCGCGAGTCATCTGGAAAGACATCATGGGTCGGGTCTCTTTCGCGTTGGTTTGGTCTCGTCAGGCGGCGCTTGACGCCGCGACGCCCCGAAGGGCGTTTCGACCTGGGCTAGCCCTCGAAGTAGCCATTCTCGCGGATGGCCGCCATGCTGTTCTCGCCCTCGGGGTGCGGGGTGGGGCGGCAGTCCGCACACTTGCAGGGCTTGGGCGCGACGCACGTACGCCCGTGGTGATACCCGAGGAGGATCGCCTCCTCGTGCTCCATCGTCAGCGTCGCGGGGAGCATCGGGGGAGCGGGACGACCGGCGGCGCGAGCGAGGCCGGGCAGATACGCGCGGGGATGCGCAAGCACCTTGGCCACGTCGTAGCCATGGACGCGGCTCGCGTGTCCGGCGATGTCGCCGATGATCGCTCCGGCCATGTAGGCGTCGGCGGTCTCGGGGGCAGTCATGATTTCGAGGGCGGGGGTCGGCATGGTCGGGTCTCTTTCGCGTTGGATTCGGTCGTTGAGCGGCTAGGCCGCCCCGAAGGCCCCCCCGACCCGTGAAGGCCGGAGAGGCTATCGGGGGGGTCTAGCGGGCGTTGATCGAGGAATTCCAGCCGTCCACCTCCGCGAACCAGTGATCCCGTTCGGCGGGAGTGGACGCGGCGAGCGAGCGGCGCAGGCTGTCTTCCATGTCCGAAGGGACCGCCATCTTGTGCGGGGGAACGATTCCGGGAGGCGTCCGGCGAATCGCCTCCAGCGTTGCGAGCCAGCGACGATGGTAGCTCGCCATGTAGTGCGCGATGGTCGCTTCCTCAGCGGGCGTGAACTTGATCGCGGCGAGATAGGTGGAGATCATTGGTCGGGTCTTTCGTTCGGTTGATTTCGAGCCGGATTCGGCCCGATTGCGTCGCCAGGCGACGGCGGAGAGGCCGGATTCGCACCCGGCCCTACCGTCGGCGTCAGGCGTTGACGTTGCGCGCGCCGTGCTTGTTCTCGATTTCCTGCATCGTGAGACTCCGGCGGCCGCGAGGGCGGAACGTCTGCGGGGCGGTCTCGGGCCGCCAGTACCAGACGCTTTCGGCCCCGCGCTCGCGATCCTTGCTCCTCTGGCTCGCGAAGCGGAACCCGAGCGCCTTGAGGGCGGTCCGGGCCGCTTCGCCCGGCTTGGTCGCGAAGTAGGTATAGATCCAGTACCCGACCAGCCTCGTTTCGGAAGCTCCGCAGGCCGCGAGAGTCGGGGCGGAATCGGCGGCGAAGCGCTCCGCGTCCTCGTACAGCGACAGGGACGGATCGGCGATGGAGACGGGATGGGTCGCGTTCATGGTCGGGTTCCTTTTGGTCGGGTCTTGATTCGGGCCTTTCCCGGCCCAATGCAAAGAATATCGCATCCGAAAGCGGGCGTCAATGGGTTATTTTCGATTGCGACACTTTTTTTTTTGGGGGGGACTGGTGGGACTGGTGGGACTGGTGGGACTATTCCCCCGCTCCCTTACGCGCACACACACGCGCACACCCGCAGGAGAACCCCCAAGCGCGGGGAAAAGGTCCAACCAGTCCAACCACTCCAACCATGGAGCGAAAACAATGCGAATGTAGCATAGGCTACACTTTGTGCATCGTGCTACGGACCCCCCTAGAACCCCCATTCGGAAACGCGGGGGGTTGATCCCGTGCGCGTGCTCGGGTTACATTGCCCCCATGGACGCGCCCGCAATCGACTACCACGCGATCGCAACGGCCCGCCGCAAGGTGGACCCGGATATCCGATTCGCCCATGAATCGCGCCTGAAGAAGGCGCAAATCAAGGCCGAGGTGTCCAAGCTTCGAGCCGCGAATGAGGCGATCAAGCTCGAACTCGAATCCGCGCGCCTCGAACTCGCGACTCGGCCGGCGCGGTCGGATGCGGATATGGCCGGCCTGCCCGAACTCGCGGGGCTCTGGTCGGCTCTGGTGCGCGACGACGGGGCCAAGGTCAGCGAACGCCTCGAGGCCTCGCGCCTGCTCGCGGATGCGCTCGGCCTGACAAAGGGGGGCGCGAGGTCCGCCGGCGGCGACGCTGAAACGCGCGAGGTAGTCTCCGCGGTCGTCCTGGAGTCGGCCCTCGCGGTGGCGCTTGCGCGCGAGCGGGAGGCTACGCGGGCGCGGATGCGGGCGGGGGGCATGGGAGAGGATGCGATCAACGCGATTCTGGGGGAGGAGTAGGGCCATGGATGCGGTAAATGAAGATTTCACGCACAACGCGGGGGTGGACCATCGCGAGCCTATCCCGCCCGTCGGGAGCCGGTGGATGTTCCCGATGGTGCGATGCGATCGCGGGGATCATGACTGGCGGCCCCTGCGGATGGTCGTTACGCGGGGCGGCCATATGGAGGATTTCCCGGCGTATCGCGTGATCGGAGAGAAATGCACAGGGTGCGGGATGCAACGGGGGATGATGCCGGACCGCGAGCGCGCCCTGCATGACGCGGCGAAGCGTTGCCGCGAGACGCCGGGCGACGTCATGCCGGAGCCGGGGGCGCGCTATCGGTCGCCATGGTCGCGCGAACTGATGGATCGCAACGCCGAGCGGGCGAGGGACGGGCGATGAAGCGATCAAGCAGGGAGCATAAGCGCCGGAATCGCGCGAGGAAGCAGGACCGCAAGGCGTTCTCGGCGCAGGTGGATGCGTTCGCCGCCGAGCTTCGTTCGGGCGTGAAGCCGAACATGTTCGGTTGGGGCCTGTGGGGCTGCGCGGCGCTGTGGGCGGCTCAGGACCGCGTGTTCGGTCCGCCGTCGCCGCTGACGTTCGAGGATGTGATGGCGTGGGGCCGAGGGGAGGGCGTGCGATGACGGCAATGAGCCGGGCGGAATATGTCGCGCTGTGCGAGGAGTTCGGCAACCCCGGCGCGAAGCATGAGCATGTCTGGCGGCTGGCGCGGGTGTATTACACGCCGGGCGCGGGGCATATGGCGGGACGCGAAACCTACTACGTGGCGGAGGCGTGCCTGTGCGGGGCGCTGCTTCGCGAGGGGCGGGTGTGCGAGCCGAATCTGGCGTCGCGCATGGATCGCGATGTGCGGGTGGCGATCGGGGATGACCCGGTCGTTGCCGTGGAGGTCGGGCGATGACGCCGAACGTGCGGACCGTGGTTCCGGCACGCTCGGAATCTGGTAATCGCATGACGCCTCCGACCCTCGAGAGCGTGCTGTCCGACGAGTTCACGCGGGAGACGTTCCGGGCGCACATCGAGCACGATCCGGCGGCTGCGGCGCGGCTGCTGTTCGGCGTGGAGGTATGGCCCGGGCAGGAGAGGATCCTCCGGTCGCTGTTCTGCCCTTACGGCGCGGGGGGGAATGCGGTTACGGTCGTCGGCTCGGGGCACGCGACGGGCAAGAGCTACACGGTGGCGCTCGCTACGCAGTTGTGGCTTGTGCGGGGCTGGCCCGAGGTCAACGTGGTCATCTTCGCGGCGTCCGAGGATGCGTTGAAGACGCGCATCTTCCGGACGATCGAGACGCACGTGGGCGCGCCGGGGGCGATGCGGTGGGGGACGAAGCCGCTGGCGCGATCGTGGGCTCCGACGGCGACGGCGCAGGTCGTCGGTCAGGTGATCCGGGGGGACGGCGAAGGGCAGCAGGGTTATCACGCGACGGGTGGCGTGCTGACGCAGGTTGACGAGGCGTCGGCGTTGGACGCTGCGAAGTATGAGACGATCATCTCGGGCCTTACGACGGGACACCGCGATCGCGTGCTGATGGTAGGGAACCCGCTGCATACGGACGGGCCTTTCGCGGATGCTCTTGGGGATGGGCGCGACGGGACGGTGCATCTCGCGAGTTTGGAGAGCCCGAATATCGTGTGGGCGCGGATGGCGAGCTACCTCGCGGAGGGGCGGAGCTACGATCCTGCGGCGATTGCGAGCGCGATTTGGGAGTGGTTTCCGGCGGAAGGGCGCGCGGCGGTTCCGGAATCGCGGCTGGTGCGGACGGTGGAATGGGTGTGGGCGCGGGTTCGCGAGTGGGGGCCGGACTGGATGCGGGCGTGGGAGGATCGGGCGGAGATCGTGCCGGGTCTCGCGGGTCCGGGGTGGCTTGCGCGGCAGGTGGACCGGTTCGGGACGGGGAGCGACGAGTTCCGGACGCGCGTGTTGGGGCTGGTGCCGGCGGTGGGCGAGGACGAGTTGTTCTCGCGAACGGCGTTCACGGAGGCGAGTGGGCGGGATTATGGGCGTCGCAGCGGGCGCGTGATCCTCGGCGGCGACATCGGCGCGGTGGGCGACCCGACGGTCCTTTACGTGCGGGACGACGCGAGCGTAATCGACCGCGTGGAGGTGCGGTCGGGTGATGATCGGCTGTATCGGGCGCGGGTGCGTGCGGCGGTCGTGGCGCTGTGGGAGAAGCATGGGTGCGACGAGGGGTATTTGGACGACACGGGGATCGGGCTGGCGATCGCGGACGAGATTCGGAGCGAGAGCGGGATTCGGACCTTGTGGGGGCTGATGCCGGGGGGCGCGGCGAGCGACGCGGAGCGGTTCGAGAATGCGCGGGCGGAATGCGCGTTTCGGGCGCGGGAGTGGCTGCGGACGGGGGCTGTCCCTCGTGAGTATGCGGACCGGCTGCGGCGGGAGAGCGGCATCCGGTGGGAGACGAGCAAGACGACGCATCGGAAGAAGCTGGAGAGCAAGCCGGAGTTCAAGAAGCGGCTGGGGCATTCTCCGGACGACATGGACGCTTTCTGCTACACGTTCGGGGCTCTTCCGGGGCCTGTGGCGTTCGAGGCGGCGAGGGGGTTGCGCGCGCCGGTGGGGGATGCGCGGATCGTGGACGGGGGCGTTCTGATGGGCGATGTGCTCGTCGTTGCGCGTCCGTGGCGGGCGACGTGGTTCAACCCGGCGGGCGGCTCGGCGTGCGTGGTGGGGGCGACGGACAAGCTCGGCGCGATGATGGTCATTCGGGCGTGTGATTCACCCGAAAGCCTCGACCTTCGCGAATGGACGGACCGGATGGGCGAGATTTCGCGCGAGGGCGGGCGCGAGCTGGTGTTTTCCGCAGACGTGGTGGGATACCCCGAAGACGTGGCGCGAATGGAAGAGGGGCATGCGTTCCGGCGCGAAATGGTGGACGCGATCCGTCGCGGGGGGTGGAAGGGCGGGATTCCTCGCCTCGCGGATCGGCGGTGGCTTGCCGGACCGGGGGGCGTGGAAGTGCTGAACCGGCTGATTCTGGGCGGGCTGGCGCGGATTCCGGGCGATCCCTACTGGGAGGGGCGAATGCTGGAGTGTCTTCGGTATGCGACGATGCCCGATCTTCGGGTGTGGCCGCGCGCGGTGCGGGACGCGCTGAATCACGCGCGATTCGAGGGGAAGAAGCGCGGGGAAGACCCGATGGAAGACGCGAATTCGGAGTTCGTGGCGGGCGGCGGCCCGTATCTGCGGTGTCTGCGGATGATCGCGGGGATGGGCGGCGTTGCTGCGGTGCGAGACATGCCGCGACCGCCGAAGATGAAGGACCCGAACCGCTACGAGTCCTATTGAGAGTGAATTCTCAATATCAAAAGGCTTGACGTGCGAGCATTTTCGGGAGAGATTCGCCTCGAGGAGAACGAAGAGCCTATGCCGCCCGAATTCGCCGAAGTTCAGGAAGCCGAGATTCCGCAGTCCGCCGAAGTGGTGGACGCTGTGGCGCCCGAAGATGTTGCGCCCGAGGAAGCGGTTCAGGACTCCGATGCTCCGGTCTTCGAGCTTGCGTCTCGCGGGGCGAAGCTGTCGCGCGCGGCGTGGGAGGCGATTCCGGATGGCGTGCGTGGCGAGCTGGAGCCGTTTCTTCGCGCGGGTGTGGACGTGGATTCTGCGCTCCGGGCGGTGACGGGCAAGCTGGACAAGGAGCGCGAGGAGCGCCGACAGCTTGAAATCAAGCATATCGAGGCGGAGACGCGGGCGAAGACGCTGGCCGAGATGCAGGCCGCCGCGCCGAAGGAGCCCGCGTGGGTCCCGAAGTATTCGGTGGACCAGATCGCGGAAGGGATGGCGCGCGCGTCTCGCGAGGCGGCGGAACTGGCGGAGCGGATCGCCGAGGCTGCGGCTGCCGGGTATGACGTGAGCTCCGAGCGTGCGGCCCTCGCAGAGAAGAAGAAGATTCACGCGAATCTGGATGGGATGCTGCGCCAGACGCGGGAATACCATGCGACGGCGGAGCGGACGGCGACGGAGAAGCAGCGGGCGGAGAAGGATTCGTTCGTCAATCCGATCGCCTACCATCGCGACATGATGGCGCTGCGTGAGTTCAACGACGATTACGCGGGATGGGCGGCCCAGCAGGTCGGCATTCCGAAGCCGGTGATTCTCGACGCGATGACGAAGGCGGATGCGCATCTCGGGCGGACCCTCGGGGTGACGCCCTTGCAGATCGCGCAGGACCCTGACCTTCTGCGTCGTCGCGAAGAGCTGATTTCCTACACGGTGGAGATGACGAAGGCGAACGGGATCGCGGAGCCGACGACCGGGGAGACGAAGGGTCCGGGTGGCGCTCGCGCCGCCGATCCGCCGCGTCTTCCGTCGTCAGGGCGGTCTGCCGGGCGCGCTCCGACGACCACTCGCGAGGGATACGGGGCAATGACCGGGACGAGCAGGCGCATCACGAGCCTTGAGACCGGACTTTCGCCCCTGCGCTGACGACGGATTCTCGTCGCAGCCAGAACTCATGAATCGAGGGCTTTCCAATGGCCCAGACTCTGAGCGGGACGCCGGGGACTTACACGACCATCGGAACGTTGGCGGAAATGGCGACCGCCGACTTCTTGAAGCCGGACCTCCTCGACGGAATCGCGTACATCGAGCCGTCCCAGAACACGATGCTTGCGCTGACGCGCAAGGCGATGAAGGGCGGCAGCATCGCCGCGAAGGCGAGCGCCTACCAGCAGATCGTGGATTACCCGTTCCCCCGGCAGGTCACTTGCGCATCGGTGGCGGCGGCGAACACCACGACGATCGTTCTCCAGCAGACCGGGGCCTATCTGCGCTACAAGCGCGGGCAGACCTTCCGGTTCCCTAGCACCGGTGAAATCATCCGGCTGACGGAAGACCCGACGAGCAACACGCTGGCGAACGTGCAGCGTGGTCTGGGTGGGAACGCGGCTCCCTACGCTGCGGGAACCGCCCTGCATGCGCTGGCTACGGTGGTGGAGGAAGGCGGACTCCTCGCGAGCCCGGTCAACTCCTACCCCGGATACCGCACGCGCTACGTCGAGCATGTGCAGACGGCGGTTCAGATCACGGACCTTGGGAAGTCCAACCAGACGTGGGCGAACCAGCCGGAGCTCGTGCGCATCGAGGGGACGGCGGCGAAGAAGTTCGCTCGCGACCAGAACACGATGCTGATGTGGGGCGTTCCGTCGCAGACGGCCATGGCGATCACGAATCCCACGGCCACGGGTCAGCTCTTCATCGCGGGCGGGGCCTACTACTTCGCCCGGCGCAACCACTTCAACCGTGGTCCGATCATCGGATACGACGATCTGCAGGCCTTCGGGCAGGCGATCATGTATGTCGGCGATCCGACGCAGAAGCGGATTCACACGGATTCCGTGATGATTTCGCAGATCGACAAGCTCGCGGTGAGCATGAACCTCGCGCGTCAGCCGTCGAGTCAGGAGGCGCTGGACCTGAAGATTCGGACCATCGCTATCTCCGGGTTCGGCGGGACGATCGAGTTCGTGCTGGACCTCGAACTCGAGGAAGAGCGCAAGCGGACCGGCTTCTCGACGCTGCTCGCGCTGGACTACGGCGAGATGCAGATGGTCACCCTCGCGAAGGCGAAGGGCGGGCGCATCACGCAGCTTCCGGAGAACACCGGGGCCTACAACGAGAAGCACGTCTGGCACGAGTACATCGGCCTGAACGTGAAGCGCGAGGAGGCCCTTGGCCGCTTCGTGGGAATCAAGGCGATCAGGGAGGCCGCGTAACATGGCTCTCGAGTTCAACGTCAACATCCGGGAGATCGGCGGCCTTCCGACCTCCTTCGCGGTCTCCGGGCCGACGGACGACAAGGGCATCCCGTTCATCATCGGGTTCCGTGGCGATCCCTCGCTCGCGCCCACGACCACCATCACCGACACCTACGATGTCAACTTCGAGCTGAACGGCTCGCTCGACACCACGGTCAACTCGAATGGCATCATCGCAATCGACGCAGCCGCGAGCGATACGGTGGGCGAGTTCGCCGACAAGGTGAACGCGAGCACGACCGGGTGGTACTGCATCATCGTGGATGCGGCCCGCGATTCGGTCCTGTGCAGCGGCGTGGGCGGAACGGCCTACGTCTCCCTGACCAACCTCGACTCCGACGTGACCTATCCGCCCGGAACCGTTCGCGGCCCCGTGTGGGACCTCAGCGACACCGAGAAGGTCATCTTCTCGTTCGGCGGCGAGTCGGCGACGGCTTTTTCGGGCGACGCCCGGATGTCGGCGCGGACGATGCCTCCGATCGAGCGCGACTGGAGCGGCGAGGACCTGTTCCCGATCTACAACGGCGGGGACATGCAGGGAATCCTCGAATCCATCACGGCGCAGGTCGGCGATGGTCCGGGCACGGGCTCGGCGACGCTCACCGTGTATAGCGCGAAGCAGTCGGACACCTTCGCCACGGCGACCGTGATCCCGCTGTCGGTGTCGCCCTCGTTCACGAACGACACCGAGCGCACGATCAGCGACAAGCTGTTCTCGCAGATCGGCGAGCGCCTGCTCGTGGTCTTCGACGGCAGCGGTTCGGGTGCGGCTGTGGACGTGCTCGCGGTTTCCGCGACCGGCTACGTCGCCACGCGCCCGCAGATCGCCACGACCGCGACTCAGTAGTCGCGACAACCGGGGGCGGGGGATTCGTCTCCCGCCCCTTCCTTCAAGCATGAAAGGTTTTCTCATGGCCGGTTCTTCCTCGAAGTCTCAGGACACCACGCCGCCCGTTCCGATGGAGGCGATGACGGACGCTTTCGTCAAGATGTGGGCGGATCACCACGGAATGCCGCGCGAGGCGGCACTCGAGGCTCTTCGTTCCGCGCGCGCTCCCAAGCCGTCCGACGAGACGGGCGACCGTCCCATGTCCATTGGCGAGTTTCTGGAGAAGCCGGAGCCCGACACGGTGTTCTACATGCTCCGTGAGGCGAAGAACGACGCGACTTCGGACACGTCTCGGGACTTCGGGTATGGGATGCGCCTCTACGAGAACGACCCCGGCATGGGGCGGCGCATGGTGCGCGACAAGGCGATTTCCAAGCCGAAGGAATACGAGGGGCCGGGGGCCATGCTCTCGCCGCATCCCGTGTTCCGCATCGACCTCGCGGAATCGGACGGGATCGCGATCACCGAGGCCGACGTGGCCGTCTATCCGCACGCGAAGACCAATCACTTCGCGGAGATCAAGCAGTACTTCACGCTTCGCGACCTCGTGAAGATGCTGCGCGACGATCCGGATTCGTGGCTGAACGCCGGTCTGACTTCGGGCGAAATCATCGAGGCGAGCGAATTCGCGGCGCGCGTGGGCGAGGTCTATCAGCACTGGCTTCTGGACATCGAGATCTGGAAGAAGAAGGGTTCGGTCGGTCCGAAGCCGCCGATGCGTCAGTGGACGCTCGCGGAGATCGGGATGAATCTGGGGATGCTGGATGCCCCGACCAACGTGCGGACTGCGGGCCTGATTCTTCGCAACGCGAAGGGCGAGACGGGCGAGATCGAGGCGATGGGAACGGGGCGGTAGTCAGTGCCGAATCTCTTCCAGCATCTGGGCCGAATGAAGCGGATCATGGCGAGCGTCTATCAGGCGTCGAGCATTCCCGCGTTTCAGGATTCGGACCTGCTCGACGGCCTGTCCATGGCGTATGCCGACATTCAGGCCAAGATGCGGCTGGGACAGACTCGGATCACGGGCGACCTCGTGAGCGGAACGGACTACTACACGATCCCCGTGGCGAATTCGTCGGGGAACCGGTCGCCGCGATTCGGGCGGCAGCTTCGGGTCTATGTGCGGCCCGAGTCGGGCGACGGGGTTCCGGTCCTCCTCCAGTGGAAGGACCCGGCGTGGATGATGGCGAATTTCGACATGACCTCCACGACGAACAACACGGGGTTCCCGTTGTTCTGGATGGAGACGGATGTTCCGCCGCTGGGGCGTATTCAGGTGCGGCCCGTCCCGAACTTTTCCCGCACGGGCGGGATCGAGTTCATGTTCATCGCGTCTCCGAACGAGACCTTCGCGATCTACAACCAGACGGCGATCACGGCGACGTTCACCTACGGCAGCACGGCGGTGACGTTCAGTTCCGATCCGAGCCCGAACGTGGTTCAGGGCTACGAAATCGGCGTTCCACCGCTGGTGCAGCTCGACGGGACGCCGCAGTATGACGCGATGCCTACGAACTGGGTTCCCATCGCGAGCATTTCCGGCGTGAACGCGACGCTCGCATGGGAGTGGCCGAACCTGTCGGGCGCGGGCCAGACCTTCATCGCGGCGAACGTTCAGAATCTCGACCAGATTCTTCCGGGCGGGCTGGAGCGGCTTCCGTCCATGCTGGGCGCACAGTATCTGCTCGAGACCTACGATCCCGAGAAGGCGATCGGACTCGCGGCGCAGACGGACCGGATGCTGGCGAAGCTCAATCTCGACCAGTCGGCCATGAACATGGGGCGGTTCCGTCGCCCCGAGCTGTGGGCTCCGAGCGCGCTTACGGGCGGTGACGGTGGATACACCGGGAATCGGTATGGACAGGGTGGATGGTACTGATGCCCGGATACGACGAGAAGACATTCCAGCCTCAGGCCCTCGCGGGCGAAGTCGAAGGTCCGACGGACGCTCTCGCGAGTGATTCCACGGGCGACGTGGATACTGGGACGGGCGGTGCGGAGACCGTAGCTCTTCCGTCGTGGGGGGCGCGTTCCCGCGAAATGGCTCCGCAGCTTCGCGCGTTCGAGAGCGCAATCGCGGATCAGCTTTCCCGGAAGTTTCAGGCGTGCGTCTGGCAGCGGCGCAACATGGGGTTCGAGCGCGAGATTGCGTTCGCCCGGCGCATGGCGCAGGCCAACATGCGGATGTGTTTCAACGCCGCCGGCGAGCCCCAGATTCAGGTGGACGAGAGCGCCGCCGTGCAGGGGATTCAGGTCGGGTTCAGCGCCGAGGGAATCGACACGGCGCGCGCGCGGCTTCTCGACGCGCTCTATGAGTCGGGTCCGCGATTCTTCGTCTTCACGCCGCGCTCGGACAAGCAGGAGAACGAGGCTGTCGTCGCGGTCTTGACGGATGCGACCGACTACCTGCTGCGACAGGCGGCCTACAAGCGGACGGCGAGCGAGGCGTGCGGGGAGTCTCCGACCACTGGGACGGCGGCGATTCGCTGCCAGTGCATTTCGCCCGTGGTAAGCCAGCGGGACCCGCAGACGGGGCGGCATACGGACAAGACGCTCGACCCGATGTTCCGATTCGAGTCGTGGCCGATCGAGGACGTGCTCGTCACGGACTACGATTGCTCGCGCCCCGAGTTGCAGGAGGGCGTCTTCTGGATCAAGCGCGGGACGACGGTGGGCGACCTGATGACGGACGAGGCGGTCTATGAGACCGTCCCGCTCGACGAGTCGGGGATGGTGACCTACCAGCGCACGGCGGGCGAGTTCTTCAATCTGCGGTGGATGTGGAAGAACCAGCCCGTCGCGGTCTATGGCGAATACGACGTGACGTGGGGCGAGCCTCAGGCAGTCTCCGACGATCAGCTTCTCGACATGGCGACCTACGAGGGGCGGCTGAATCTCAGGAATCTGGTCGAGTCCCGCATCCTCACGCCCGAACTCTTGGACTTCTTCGGAATCGACATCGGGCTCGACGCTCCGACGATGCTCGAAGAGGGCAAGACGGCGATGGACGACGATGCGTTCCGGTGCGAGTTCGCGCTCCGGGCGTCGCGACTGAATTGGACCGTCTCCCTCGCGTGGCGTGCGGAGACGAACGCGCCCTTCGACTACGACAACCTCGGGATGATGGCAAGCGCCGACCTCGTGGCCTTCGACGACGGGCGCAATCGCAAGGGGCCGAACACGCTGTATCGGTTCCCGTGGCTCGACGCGAAGGGCAAGTTCCTAGCTGACGGTATTCCCAAGCGCGGGATGGGGATCGAGCGCAACGCGATCGCGCTGGCGAACAATCTCGTCGCGGGCGCGCAGATGGGGGCCGACCCCGCCGTCTTCGTGGACGTGAGCGCAATCGACGACGAGGACGTGCGAGCCGACCTCGCGAGCGTGGGCTGCCGACCGGGCAAGACCTACCCGACGAACGCCGACCCCGAGAAGGTGTTCAAGCCGTTCGCGCTCACCTTCGATCCGAACGGATTCGAGGTCATGGCGCAGCTCAAGAGCTGGTTCGAGCGCGTGACGGGGATCGGGCCGGAACTCAAGGGACAGGACAAGCCGGGATCGGGGACGCTGGGCGAGTTGCAGATGGACGCCGCCGCAGCGGGAGTCTTCATCCGGCGCATCGTGCTCGACCACGCGAACGAGGCGTTCCGGATGATCCGGGACATGCTCGAAACCTACGAGATGATCCTCGGTCGCGAGGGGATCATCGACCTCGCCTATCGCACGTCGCCGCACTACGCAGAGGAATTCGAGAAGCACTACAAGAGCATGGAGGCGTTGCTCGACGAGGTTCATATCGAGCATCCGTCCATCATCGGTGCGAACCGGATCATGATGGTCGAGCAGGCGCTCAAGATTTACGCGGGGCCGGGCGCGCTCGTCATGGATCAGAAGGGGACGACCGAGGCCCTTCTCATGTTCTCCGGGTTCAAGGAATTCGAGAGCATGATGATCCCGGAGCAGCGGATCGTTCCGGTCCCCGCGCAGCATCGCGCGATGCAGATGGGCAACTACACGTCGCCGGGAGTGATGGACCCGCACGAGGTCGAGATTCCGATGCACATTCAGGAACACGACGACGTGGCGATGGGGCTCAAGACGCTGGGCGACGAGCAGTCCGACGAAGACTACATGGACACGCTCATCATGCACATCGCAGAGCACAACCAGAAGATGGCCGAGCGCGACATGCAGATGCAGATGCAGTCCATGGGCATGGGCGATCCCGCGATGGGTGGAATGCCCGGCCCCGGCGGCGGGACGGGTCTTCCGGGCGGTCCGACGACGGCCCCTCAGGACGAGACGAAGGTGACGAACAACGCCGCGCGCAATGCGACCCGAGGGGTTCCCGGAGGTGCCGCCCGTGCCGTTTCGGCCTAACATCTCGACCGCGAAGGTGTCGCCTATCGAGCGGCTTACGCTGATCGCGCAGGCGACCGGATTTCGCGAAAGCATGGCGGGGCGGATGCTGGAGGAATCGCTCGAGAAGGAGCGAGACCGTGCGTTCGCCGCAGTGCGTCGCGCCGATTCGACAAAGGAGCAGGTGGAGCGCGCGAACGGGGCGCTCGACGTGCTCGAGTTCATGCTGGAAGTCGGTATGCATATCGACGCTCTGGTCGAGGCGGACATGAAGGCGAAGACCTGATGCTGCGCTACCCCTACCAGATCGGCCCCATCGGGGATTCGCGGAAGATGGCGACGGCCCCCGGCGGGATGTTGGGAATCGACCGCGCGCGGATTCTGGGCGACGCGATGACGGCGTGGCCGGGCTACAAGCGGCAGACGCCGACGCTGGCGCGCGAGAGCGTGATGGGGAATCCGGACTCGCCCAACCAGTTGCAGGTCGTGCGGTTCCCGCAGGACTGGACGCTGCGACCGTCTGGGCACGGGATCGCGGTGGTGGATCGGGAGTCGGACTCGGGCTCGCGCGTCATGGCGTTCGGGCACATGAGCGCCGGGCGCAACGGGAACGCGCTCTTCTCCGCCGCGTGCCGGACGGACGAATACGAGCCGCTGGGCGCGATCACCACGTCGGGGGCCTACGACGGCGGCGACTACGCCGTGTGGGACGTGGAGACGACTTCCAGCACGCATTTCAAGTGGCGCAAGGACGGCGGGGCCTACACGACGGGCGTGGCGATTTCGACGACTGCCGCGCAGCTCGGGGCGGACGGACCGTTTATCGCATGGGCGACGACGGCGGGGCATGCTGCGGGCGAGGTCTATGCGATCACGGCGGGCGATGGATCGGCGCATCTGGCGGCGGAGATGATCCGCGTGGGCGCGTCGGACTTCCCGTGGATCGTGGTCGGCGACAAGGCGACTCTGATCGGGAACCAGTTCAACGTGCCGCTGGCGGACGACGGGAACAACGTGCGGAAGGCGGGGATTCCGGTTCCGTTCCTGCCGCCGACGGTGCGCACGGTGGACGTGGCGGGGGCCACGGCGCTCTTCGAGAACGTGTGCGATGTGGACACCGATTGGACGCCCGCCGCAAGTTGCAGCATCGCGGAGACTTCGGGCGATCTGGCGAACGTCCATGCGGAAGGGACGGGATCGCTCCGGCTTACGATCAACGAAGCGGCGAGCGATGCATCTGCGGTCTTCTCCTACGCGCTTGCAGCGCCCGTGAATCTCGCCGTGGGAACGCGCGATCGGTTCCGTGTGTGGCTTCGCGGACTGTGGGCTCCCGAGCGCGTCATCCTTGGGGAAGGCATCTTCTTCAAGATCACGGGCGGCACCGGCGCGGACGTGGAAGTCAGCATCCCTCCCGGCTACGCGATCAACGGCCAGCAGTGGCAGTACATCGACTGCGCCGTGGACGTGACGGAAGCCAAGACGGGCGCGACGACGTTCGAGGTCTGGATCAGCAAGCAGCATATCGACGCCGACCTCTTCAACCTCAACGGCGTGGGCGATTTCGTCTTCAATATCGACGCCTTCGAGTATATGGAAGGCGCGAACGTCGAGACCGCCGACACGCTCGAGTCCAATCAGGTGTGGTGGTTCAAGTCCTCGTGGGTGGAGGACACGAAGAGCGGCGCGCCCGGCCCGTCGTCCCAGCCGATCGAGCTTGCGAATCACGCCGTTCAAATCGACGTGGCGGGCGCGCCGTTCTACTACGACGTGGCGAGCGCGCTCGACGACGAGCAGCGGTCGGTGCTGAACACGGCCCCGCCCGAGGCGACGGGGTTCATGATCTGGGTGAGCAACGAGGGATACGCGCGCTCGGAGCGGTTCACGATCGGGCCGGTGCAGGTGCCGGAGTTCTACCGCTTCTCGCGCAACCCGGAGTTCGACCTCGACTTCCTCACGGCGGGATCGAACGGGCAGCTCACGTTCGACGTGTCGTCGCAGCAGATCGCGGCGGCGCTCGGGACGGTGGACAACGCCTCCAACAACCCGACCTTCCCGTTCTACAACTACCCGCCGCCCCCTGCGAAGTGCGCGGCTGCGGACGGGAACGTGATCGTCTTCGGCGGCGGCACGGACTACAGCGTCGGAGAATGGCTTTTCACGGACCTCTATCAGGTCATCTTCCCCGTCGCGGCTGCGCCCGAGGACACGCCCATCGTGAGCGAGGCGCTGGTGGGCCGCACGGTGCGGATCGAGGGCGAAGAGAAGACCTACACCGTCGGCAAGGCGCTCGACACGGACGGCGACGGGGTGCTGGATGCGCTGTGGGTGTTCACCCAGCGGACCGACTCCATGACGCAGATTCCCATCGGGGCCTACTCCGGGACGACCGAGGGGAAGAAGGCCACGTTCGTCGCGGAAAAGCGCACGCTGCGGTGGACGAATGTGACGCAGGATTCCGGGATCGACATGACGACCGCGAGCCCGCTCAACGAGCTGGTGAACGTGTTCCCGGAGAACGACGAGATCAAGGCGCTCTTCAAGGTGGGCGAGTTCCTGTATGCCCTCGGCGCGAACACGATGATGGTGATGCGCGCGAACGACGGGGCGTTCTCGGACAGCGTCATCACGACCGGGCTCCGCTACTCGAATCCGACTGTGACGGCGGGCGTGGGGATCGCGGGTCCGCGCGCGTGGGCGAGCATGACGGACGGGCGCATCGTGTGGGTGGGGCCGCGCGGGGAAATCTTCATCGCGAGCCCGTCGGGCGGCTACGAGCGGCATCCGGCGAGCGCGAACCTCGCGGGGATCATGGGCGGCGACGGCGAACTGCTCTACACCGAGATGATGGAGTTCGTCTTCGCGGCGGTCTATCGCGAGGGGGGCGAGGACTACCTCTACATCGGGCTGCCTTCGCAGCTCGACGACCCGAGCGCTGCGGAGCAGATCGCGGATACGACCTACGGGGGCGTGGGGCTGGGCGTTCAGAATTACGCGATTCAGAACGAAGCCTACAACACGCTCGACGTGGACATCATCCCCTACAACTGGCCTCCGACCGACGATCAGTTGGCGGACGGTGAGCCCGAGAACGCATTCTGGGGGCCGATCCTCGACGACGACCTGACTGGCATCACGCTGCCGATGCACATGATCCACGGGCTGGCATTCTGCGCGCTCGACCCTGTGGCGACCATCTGGGACTGGCCGGGCGGGATTACGGCGGTTCAGCGCGAGTTCGTCGAGTGGGTCCCGCAGGTAGGCGGTCCGTTCGAGAGCGAGACCGCCGTGATCGCGATGAACGCCGCGAGCATGATCGGCAACGTCTCCGGAGTCAGCCTCCCCGGATTCTTGCAGCCCGACTCGACCATCTTCTCGCCCGGTGCTCCCTACTATGCTTGGGCGAATAGCTGGTCTTCTTCGGTTCCCGAGCTTCTGTCCATTCCGTCTCCGCCTCGCGTCCATATGTGGCCTAGGTCGGGAGACCCGTCCACCTATGCGGAGAACGATGCCCTTACGTATGACGCAAAGGGGCTTCAGTGCCGACGGACTGGGAGTAGCCCGTCGGGTTCGTGCTTCGTAAACGCGCCCAACAATTCCGCCGGGCAGCAGTACTCCTATCGAGTCCGAGTGGACCCGGTGGACGATACCAAGTTCCTCGTTTATCGCGGGACGACTCCGTGGAGTGCGACGGAGCTGCTGTCGAGCGACAATCCGATGAGCGATCTCACGCCCATCGAAATCGACGATGGCGTGTGGATCGCATTCGACTACCTCGGGAATCCGTCCATCAATGCGGGGACCAACTTCTGGTTTCGTGCGAATGCTCGTAACCTGCCCACGACGCGCCCCGAAGCCTATACCGACCTCGAGTCCTTCTGGGATAGCAAGACGCCCGTGCTCTTGCAGGATGGGACGCTCGACGCGGCTATCGTGGCGGTGGACCCGGACCATTCCCCTCTCGACAACTACAACGGCGTGAACGTGATCGACTCGTGGGGCGCGAACGATGGGGCTCCGCCCGTCGCCGAGACGATTGTGGATGCGGACGTGGTGTCCCCGGCGAACGTGGCGATTGGGTTCACCATCCAGCTCACGGTGGACGACGATGACGTTCTCGTGGCGGACCCGACTATGTATCGCGCCTACTGGGCCGCCGCTCCGCCCGCAGACACCTTCCTCACGCGTGCAACGTTCACCGAAGGACAGAACGACGGAATCCGCGTGATCGACGAGAACGCGTCGGCGATCCGCTTCCGGTGCTGGGTCGAAGGACAGGTGGGACAGGCTATTCCCGCTGGCACGTTCTCCCTGATCTTCCGCAACGGGCCGCAGGATGTGAATGAAATCGAGCCCGCATCCGACGCTTCGGATCGCGAGGTCGAAATCCCCGAGCTGATCTGCGGCGAATGGAATAGCGTGGTGATGGACCCTCCCGCTACGAACGGGACGTGGACCGACCGCGATGATGTGTCCCGTGGTGGATGTCTCTTCAACCGGCTCCTGATCCGCCGCAATCTCCCCATTTCGGAAGAGGCTTGGTTCGAGCGCGGCGGAGCGTTCGTGGGAGAGGTGGCCCCGTATCTCCTCGGGGTTCCTCTTACGGCGGACGCGGGCGGATACTCGCTCTCGCTCTTCTTCGCGAACGGGCATCAGGTGATCGCAAACGAGACGGTGTATCGCCCGATCCCCCTCGTCATCCCTTCCTGCATCCCCTACGGCAGCGTGCAGGTGCAGACGCCGACGGACGCGCCCTATCGCTTCGGCGTCCTCGTCAACCTCACGACGGGCATGGCGTTCACGGGCGCGGAATGCCAGTTCACATGCGCGGAATCGACGAGCGCAGTCGGCTGCGCGATCCCCGGCATGGCCCCTATCCCGCTCATGATGGGCGACGAGAACGGCTACCTGTCCATCATGGATCAGGCGGTGCTCTCGTGGGGCTCGCCGTCGTCGGCCTTCGTCTTCCTCGCGACCTCGGGGACGGACGACACCGCGACGCTCGACGTGTCGGCCTACTCGCCCAACCCGCTGACGGTGGACGAGGACGGGAACCCGACGCTGAATGGGCTCATCGCGTGCAAGATCGGCGTCACGCCCGCCGTCGGTCCGCCCACGCGCGAGCAACGCCGGATCACCGCCAACACCACGAACGGGATCACCGTCGCGGTCGATTGGACCTACCCCGTCGTCGCGGGCGACACGATCATCATCGGCCCGCTCTTCGCCCTCATGAAGTTCGAGGAGACCCGCTGCACGTCGCGCTCGGGCGTCGCGATGCTCGGCTTCACGTGCGACGTGGAGCAGAAGCCGGGCGAGTTCGAGGCGGAGTTCGCCACCTTCGATCCGAACTTCCAGATCTTCACCTTCCGGCCCGACGGGCGTTCCATGCAGTGCGCGCCCGAGCCCTACCGGACGCAGAGGTTCACGCTCGCGAACCTCGAGGCTGCGGAGTTCGCGTGGTTCCCCCGGACGCAGGGCGTGTCCTTCGCGTGGCAGATCATGATGCTGGGCGACGCGCGCGGGCGGCTGCTTCTCCGGAACCCGACGCTGGGCGGAATCGAAATGAGCGGAGCGCAGAGGCGATGACGGCGACCCCCCAGATTCGGATGCACCCCGGTCGGCGCGGGCGCAAGTTCGGCGAGCAGCAGCTCGACCGGATCGTGGATGCGCTCGAATTCCTCAACCCGCAGGCGCTCGCTCTGATTCAGCAGACGGTGCTCGCGACCGACGGCCCTGCTGGCGCGATCCCATTCCTCAACCCCGGACCGGGCACGCTCTCGCGCGGCTACTGGTATGGGCTCGACGCGGCGGGCGATTACGTGCTCGCGACCGGCGAAACGGCGAGCGTCATCCAGCCGCTCTTCGTCGCGGCGACCGAGATTCCGCCCGGCGTTACGGGTTGGGTCTGGGCTCCCGCGATCCTGTCCGAAGTCATCCCCGACGGCGGCTCGTTCACCACGGGCGCGGCGATCTGGCTTTCCGCGACCGCCGGATGGGAGGGAACCGTCACCACGACGCGCCCCATCAGCGAAACGCAGTTCATGGTGGGATGGGTTCAGAGCCCGATTCCCACGGCCTACGGAACGCTCAAGGCTTGGCTGCTCATGCAGCCGAAGAGGACCTGATGAATGTCTTCCTTCGATTCTCTCTTCTCGCGGCTCTGTGCGCGTGTTCGGCGCGCGGGGCTTTCGCACAAACCGCCACCCCTTCCCCCACCGTCTCTCCCACGCGATCCCCTACTGCGAGCCCGTCTCCTTCTCCGTCCCCGACGCCCGATTCGTATCCCGTCATGGCGTCGGACATGTCCGGCGAGGGATTCGTAGAGCTTCGCGAATCGCCGCCTTCGGTAGCCGACGGCGCGTTCCTCGTCGCGGAAGTGGGGGATACGACCACCACGTTCCGCATGGGTTCCGACGCATTCCTTTTCCTCGGGAACGGGACGACCGGGTCCATGATCGCCGGAACTAGCGCGGCGTCACCCGGCGACTTCCGCATCTTCGCGTGGGGCGACGTGCTGGCCGTGGGCGACGACGCCAATCTCGTCGCGTTCGGCAACGGAGCAAACATCTGGCGGGCAGACAGCACGCCCGGACGTGTGGCGTTCTGGGACGGCCCCTCGTTCTTCGGCGCGAAGATCGTAGATAACGCTTGTTTCCTCTTCGACAAAGACACGTGCACGCTCACGGTGGACAACATCTCGGGATCCACGTCGTTCTCTCTGGTTCCGGGCGAGGTCCTTTACGGCGGAGCGGCGGGCGAGATCGACCAAGCCGCGAACTTCACCTTCGACGGGACGACGTTGACGGCGACCAACGTGCAGGGAAGCTCGGTCGCGGCCCTGCTTGGGGCGTTCTACGACGCGCCCGAAGCCGCGAACGTGGGCGCGATGATCTTCATCGGGGCCGCATTGGGCGAATATGTGACGGACCCTGCCGGTATTTCCTTCGACGCCGCCGGGAACGACCTCACGGTGGGCGACGACGTATCGGCGGGCGGGCTGGTGTCGTCCGATCTGACGGCGGGTCGCGTTGCGATCGTCGGCACGTCCGGGCGGCTGGCGGATGACGCTGGACTGACCTTCGACGCGGCGGGCGACGACCTTACCGTCGTGAGCACGGTGGTGGCGAACGATCTGGACATCACTCAGACGGCGAGCGTCG